TGTAATGACTATGAAGCCTAGAAATTTTCCGGGCGCAGACTACTCAACGTCACCAGCTAGGAATGTTATAGAAACCACCGTAAATACCTACACCAACCAGATATTCTTACGGGCTAGAGCTAGACAGATGGGATTTAAAATATCATCCGCTGATATAGGTGTGCAATGGCAATTAGGTAGCCCACGGCTTGATGGTAAACAGGATGGTAAACGATAATGGCAGATTATAAAGTACGTTCTCCCGCATTACCAATCCAGCCTGATGAGTATAGCCGTAGTCAGATTGATCAATTTCAAAACGTATTGCGGTTGTACTTTAACCGTTTAGATCAATATAATATTAAATCCTCTACACAACAAAATGGCCAAAATGTTCTTATGTGGTTAGGGAGTAATTAATGTCTTTTTATGATATAACTCCAGCGCAGTTAGCTCAAGCCGCAGTGGGTACGGCATATGCTGTAATTTACACAGTGCCAACAAATACTCGCACTTTTGTTAAAGATATTATGGTGTCAAACACCACAGCAGGATCAATTGATATTTACATACATTTAGTCCCAGCCTCGTCCGGTGTGGGAACAGGAACAATTGCCGGCACAACCATGACTATTACGGCTATGACATCTGGACGGTTTGAGATTAATCAGACTATTAGCGGTTCTGGAGTAACGGCTGCTGCAATATCAGATCCACAAACAGGTATAGGCGGTGTGGGAACATACCAAGTTAGCGTATCTCAAACTGTTGCTACACCCGTAACTATTACAGGAACTGCTACCGTAGACACATCAAACGCCATTTATTACAAATATGCCCTTGCAGCAAATACAAGTCTACATTGGGTTGGAGCGCAGATTATGAATGATTCAGGAACTATTCAAGTTAAAGCTTCTGCTACTGGATGCGCTATCAGTATTAGTGGCGGAGAAGCAGTATAACATGATAAACTTACTAAAAAGTGATCAACCATGAAACCTACAGAAATTATTAGTGCTGAGTATCAAAAGCTTGGCAAAGATCCAAGTAAATTCCTACGGGCATTAAATATTGCGCTTAATAAAAAGCTGGCAATTATTATGCAGGAAAATGATACTGTGTTACTTTTAATTGCCACTAATGATGACAACGCAGAGTTACACTTATTTACACAAGATGGGCCAATTAAACTAGCAAAAGCATTATCAAGGTTTGTAGACAAAATTCGTAAGTCTGACCTTAAAGCTGTGTATGGCCCAAAAGAAGATGTGCCAAACAGTAATAGACTTCAACAAACATTAACCATGTTAAAAACATTGGGGGTAGATGTTCAACCAAGTGATAATCCAAAATATGAATGGATGGCTAAAGTATGAAATATAACCACGAATCGTATCTTCCTATAGGGGCTTTTCAGCCAATCCTTGGTCGCATGAGACTTCACGGTGGTGGCGGTAATCCGTTAGACAATTTTTCTGACATGATAGGTACAGGCGGTGGTGATACTGGCTTACTTAATATGCTTGATGAAGGTGCGCAAGGGGCTTCAGATGTTTTTGCTGGGGCTGATGATCTTATTTTTCAACCTATTACAGCGCCAATAAGCCAAGTTACATCAGCATTGGATGATGCTGTAGTTCAGCCAATAACCGCTCCAATTAGTGAAGTAGGTGTTGCAATTGATGATGCTGTGGCGGATGTAATTCCGGGCGGATGGGGTACTTTAGCGCAAGTAGCAGCTGCCATTGCAACAATGGGACAAAGTCTACCAATACAAGCAGCAGCCGCAGCAGCTGCATCCGCAGGATCTGATTATGCAAAAAATAAAGATGTAAAAAGCGCTACGGAAAAAGGTGCTGTATCAGGTGCAACAAGATACGGTTTAGGAACATTGGGTGAAATGATGAATGCCCCAGCTGAAATAGGCCTTGATCCTGATTTAGGGATGCCCGGCGAAGTTTCTGGACCGCCTATTTTTAATCCAGAAGGTGCAGTAACATCGCTTGTTCCAGAGCCAACTGTACAAAATACGCCATTTGGCCCTAATGTATATCCAGATGCGCCTCCTCCAATAAGCGGTGAAATACAAATGACGGATACTGGAGAGTTTATAAATAGGAATCCAAACTTACAAAATGTATCAGACATAACTTCAAAAGGGTATGACGCTAATGCAGCAATAAAAGACCAAGCTAATTTAGACAATAAATATACGTTTGCCGGTGAAGATAAACTTAAAAATATCTTAAACGATCCAACAGGATATGCTACAGAAAAAGCTGGGGATGTAAAAGATTACTTAGCTAATAAAGCATTAGTAACGGAAAGGTATTTAACAAATACTCCATTGTCAGAAATGCCGGGCGATTTATATGATGCAGCTAAAGATTATTATAACAATGCAAGTAAAACAGATTTGGCAATGTTAGCAGCCGGAGCTTATGGTCTTTCTAGTTTGGGCGGGGGTGGTGGCAATAATAAAGGTAAATCACAAGCTCAGATAGACGCAGAAGAAGCAGCCGCTAAAAAAGTTTACACTTATGGAACTGCTGGACAATCAAGCCCTAATTATCTATTAAAAAATAGAATAAACGCTGATAATGTATATAGTAGCGCAACAGGATATCGCCCTTTAACTCGTTATGCAGAAGGTGGAGAAGTGCAACATTACGGCATAGGTGGAAAAATATCAGATGCTTTTACCCGTGTAGCGCAACCATTTGAAAAAGCTGTAATACGACCTATAGGTGAAGCAGCCCCGTTCTTAAAAGACTTAGCCCCTTACGCTGGTATGGCAGCAGGAGCTATGATGGGCAATCCGGCTATGGCAGCAGGCGTTGGTGGAATTGTATCGGGTTTTGGAAAACCGGGCGGTTTTGATTTTAAACGTGCATTTATGGGAGGCGTTGCTTCTTATGGTATGTCTAATTTTATGGGTGGATTAGAAGCCGCTGGAACACCTGAGTTAACTCCAACTATAGTAGATCAACCTTTGCCAATTGCTCCAGATGCAATGGGTTATAGTCCAGATCAAATTCCTTTTTCTAATGAAACTGGTATGCAAAATTTAATTAAATCACAATCTGAAAAATATGCAAATGCTCCACCTCCTAGTAATTTTAGAAATCCTGAAGCAATACAAAAAGGTATAGGAAATTTATTACAAAATAGTAATACTCCTGCATACAAAGATGCTATGGCTGCGTTAACAAACAAAGTTGGCATATACAATACGGGCGTTCCATTAATGATGGGTACAACTGGCATGATGGGTGTAGACGAGTCAAATGCAATGAAAAAAGAATATGACGTTGCTACAGCTAAAAACCAAGAAGATGCAGATAAATTTGCTGCAAGGACTGCTGCTGGTAAAAAACGTGCACAACAAGCAGTAAGTCAAAACCCTTACATGTTTGCTGAAGGTGGAGCAATAAATCCACCAGATGATCAAACTCAATTAGCAAATGAAACGCCAATGCAAAATTTAAATCAACAAGCTCAAATGCAAATGGCTAGTCCATTGCAGGGTTTAGGACTTGGTGCGGAAAATCAAATGATGGCGCAATCTGCCGGTATTGGTAATACATTAAATAGTGTAGCGTCAAATAATGGAGTTAATGGTTTATTTAGTCAGTTAACATCAAATCCATCTAATAACGCTACTCCATATACTCCACAAGGCGGAACTCCAGAATCTGTAATATTGCCATCTTATGGTGGTAGTGGTGGAACTAATATGGCTGGTAGTGGTGGTTCTTCGGGTGGTGGAACTCCAGCTGCAGGATCTGGTGGAGCATTTCCACTACAAGGTCAATACGGTATTGTAAAAATGGCTGCTGGCGGTATGCCTCCTAGATTCTTATCTGGTGGTGGAGATGGCATGTCAGACTCAATCCGCGCCAATATAGATGGAGCGCAAGAGGCTAGATTAGCGGATGGAGAATTTGTAATACCAGCAGATGTGGTATCACATTTAGGTAATGGTTCATCAAAAGCAGGAGCAACCCAGTTATATGCCATGATGGACCGAGTTCGTAAAGCAAGAACGGGAAACCCCAAGCAAGGGCGTGAAATTAAACCAACTAAACTCATGCCCGTATAAAGGATAAATCATGGCAACAACTACCGTAACATCAGGTCAACAGACAATACCAGAGGTATTAGAACCGTATTTTACGGGAACTGGTACTGCTGGCACAGGTCTACTACCAAAAGCGCAAGAAATATTTGGAAGAGATTACGCCACTTCATATGGTAACGCTTTATCGCAATCTGGGTTAGAAGGCGCTGGTAGAGTTGCTGGTTTATCTTCTAATGAGGTAGAAGCCGGTCAACAACTAGCAAATCTTGGTCAGCCTAGCCAATTTGGTCAAGGACAAACAGCATACGGTCAAGGTTTGGGTTCACTTGGGCAAGCTCAAGGAATGTATCAAAACGGTCCAAATGTAAGCGCACCTAATTTAAATCAGTATCAAATGGCTGGCCCACAAAATGTTTCTGCGCAAGGTTTACAAACATATCAAATGAATGGTCCTCAAGACTATACTGGGCAAAATGTAACTCAGTATATGTCTCCGTATCAGCAAAACGTTGTTGATGTACAAAAAGCTGAAGCTATGCGAGATGCTCAAAAGCAATTGATGGGAGCTAATTTAGGATCTGCTCGTCAAGGCACTTATGGTGGGGCAAGAAATGCTTTAATGCAATCCGAAAGAGATCGCAATTTACAAACGCAGATGGGAAACATACAAGCTACAGGCTCACAAAATGCGTTTCAAAATGCACAACAACAGTTTAATGCACAAAATCAAATGCAACAAGCTGCAAATGCTCAAAATTTACAGGCTCAATTAGGAGTGCAACAATTGGGATCTGGACAAAATATGCAAGCGCAACTTGCAAATCAAGCTGCTCAACAAGGAACAAATCAAGCTAATCTTCAAGCATTATTAGGTATTCAACAGCTTGGTGCTGGTCAGTCTTTAGAAGCGCAACGTGCTAACCAAGCAGCACAATTGCAAAGAGCTGCTGGTTTAGGCCAAATAGGCCAAACATACGGTCAGTTAGGCCAAGGTTTAGGACAACAAGGTGCGTTGCAACAACAAGCCGACATTGCAAGATCAGCTGCATTAGGTGCTTACGGTGGAACAGAACGTCAAATTGCACAACAACAATTAGATGCGCAGTATCAAGATCAAATGCGAGCTTTAGGATTTCCAGAACAACAATTAGGTTCTATGTCTAATATTTTGCGTGGCGTTCCGCTTGGTGATGCATTTGGTACGCAAACAACTACAGCAACTCCTCCTAGTTTTGCAAGTCAATTAGCTGGTATTGGACTTGGCGGATTATCTTTAGCAAATATGATAGGTAAAACATCATGAGTATATTAAGCGCAATCAAACAACAAAGCGGGTCTATTGAAGACTTAGCTAAATTACCGCAGACTATGATTATGCAAATGGCACAACGGAAAGAAATTGTTCCGGAAATGGTGCCAGCCATTCTTGCTAAAAAAGCTGACATGATTGACCGTGCCGCAAAAGCAAAAGCAGCCCAAGGTGGAGTTCCGCAACAGTCCATAATGGATCAGATTATGGCTAAAAATGCAAATGCAGAAAACCCACAAGCTATGGGACAAATGCCTCCTCCTATGCCACAACAGAATCAAATGGCACAACAACCGCAACAGCCACAAGGCCCAGCAGATGTAGGTATAGCATCTAACCCAGTTCCACCTATGCAACTTGCGGGTGGTGGTATTATTGCATTTGCAGCTGGTGATCAGGTGAAAGGAAACAAACAGCCTATTGCAACAGATTATCAAGCAGACATTAGGGCAGCATTAGATGCACAAAAAGATTTTAATCCAACAGAAAAATCGGATTTAATGGCACAACAGTATGCACAAGAAATGCAAGATAGAAAAGGCCAAAGTAACAATTTGGCTTTAGCTAATATGGCTGCAGGAATGTTAGCAGGAGATTCACCTTATTTCTTTACAAATGTTGGAAAAGGCGCACAAAAAGGTGTAGAATCATTAGCATCATCTAGCGCACAAGAACAAGCAGATAGAAAACTGTTATTGCAGAATCAAATAGAAGGTGAAAGATTTAAAGAACAGCGTAGGGTCGGTGGATTAAATGCATTAATTCAAGCGCAAGCTGCGGTTGATGCCAAAAAATTAGGACTAGAGCAAATTCAAGCAACTCTTGCAGCTGCCCGTAGTACAAAAGAAGCCGCATTAATATCTAGCGCTGCAACAGCAAGACAAACTTTTATAAGAGACAGAGCAAGAGATTTAATGACAGATGAAATTAAAAAGTTTAAATATAATGGAAATAGTAATCAAGCATTATTAGATGCTGCTCAAGAGTATGACTTAACTGTTCCACAAGCGCAATTAGACTTATTGGGATTAACTAGACCAAAACCAAGATTAGATAATGATTTTAAACCGCCAGCAGCTGAGCCAGAAAAAACTCCATGGTGGATGCCAGCAAAACCCGGCAAAGTAGATTATGAACTTAAAGATGGCAAACTTGTTCCAGTAAAATAATATGACAAAAGTAAATATCCCCTATGTAGGGGTAGTAGAGTTTCCAAAGGACATGTCTCCGGAGGCAATTACAGCCACTATACAAAAAGATATATTACCAAATGCACCAAGGCCAGAAGCAAAAGGATTAGAAACCTTAGTTCCAAATACAAAAGTTGCAGATTTTTTAGCTAACTATGTTGCCAAACCAGCACAAGCATTAGCCAATGCTTTGCCGGTAACAATCAATCCATATAAACAATTTACCAAAGAAGAAGAACCCAAAGAACGTCCGTTATTAGCAGCATCAGCAAAAGGAATTTTAGGGTTTTCAGAACTGCCAGCAGAATATAAATTATCAACACTACTTGAAAATCAAGCAGCTGATAAAGCAACTTACGGTTTCAATTATGAAAATGCTCCGCCAGAAAAAATGGCAAGGATTAAAGAGCGTGACATTGATATTAATAATTACTTGTATCAACAACAACAAAATAAAAAAACTAAAGATTTAATTACAGAAAAATATGGTGAAAATTTAATTACTAAAAAATTAAATGCACTAGAAAAAACACCTGAGTTTAAAAATGCAGATACATTAGCGCAATTGTCTGCAATTGGTGGCGAGTTAATAAGAAATCCAAAAGAAATACCTGAATACATTGCTTCTATAGGTTTAGAAAGTTTACCGTCATCTATATCTATGGCTGCATCAGGTATTGCTGCTCGGTTTGGATTTAAATCAAATGCGGCTGCAATGACGGCTGGTGGTGCAACTTCTGCATTTACAGAGTTTGGTCAAAACTATAACCAATTAAGAGAGCAAGGATTTCAACACAAAGATGCATGGGAGATGGCTGGAGTTAAGTCTGCCATTATTGGAATATTTGACGCTGCATCGTTTGGTTCTGCTGGAACAGCTGCCGGTAAAGTTATTAAAGGAATAGAAACTGGCGCAATAAAAGCTACAGCAAAAGAGCTTGCAAAAGAAACCGGCAAACAAGCTGGATTTGGTATGGCTGGTGAAGGTCTTGGTTCATTCATTGGTAAACAAGAAGTAAACCCAAGACAAATAATAGAAGAAGGTATAGGCGAAGTCTTTGGTGCTCCGTTAGATGCTGTGTCAACATACAGAAAAAATGTAGAAGAACAACAAGGATTAGCAGCATTAAAGAAACAAGCGGAACAACCAATTACGCCAACAGGCAAACCAACATTTGGAGCAATTAAAGAAACAGATGTAGAGACAGAGCCGCCGCTTACTACTCCAGTAGGTGGGGCAGCACTACCCCCAAGCATTCAACCATCCGCACCAACAGTAGAAGATTTATTAGCAATTCCACCAACAGTTCCTCCTGTAACCGGTGGTGAAGTAATACCGCCTACAGTAGGTGGTGTAACCCCAGAAACACAACCTGAAGTTATACAACCAATTGGTGGGCCATCAGCTCCGGCAGTTATAAAAGATGGCAAAACAGTTATTCCAGTATTTGATGACAATGGCATAACAAATGAAACAGATGTTATTGATCTAAATCCAGAAACTATATTTTTTGATGATGGTCAAGTATGGGCAGTAGGAGAAAACGCTGATCACCCAATTGATAATGTTATTAACTTATTGCCAGAATCACCAGAAAAACAAACATTAATTGAAACAGCATCAAAGTTACGAGAAGAAAACAAACCACAAGAAGTATTAGAAAGTGAACCTTTTGTAACAAACAACCGAGTAGTTGTACTTAAAGATATTAATGGGGTTAAAGTACCATTTTATATAAGCACAGGTAGAGGTGGCAAAACTAATGTTGCCACTGGTCAATGGTATCCATACTTTGGAAATGGACCAAAAGACGGTTGGTTTAACAAAGGATCTGAAGAAGACATAAACAACTTCTACAACGTACCAGAATTAAAAGCCGCAGCTGATGAGTTAAATGAAAGAATTGGCGATATCCGTGATCAAATGGGTAATTTGCCAACAGCAAAAGCATTAGGCATAGATCCTAATCAAGATATGATGCCAGTTGATTATGACGAAGGTGAAAAAGCTGCTGAAAATATCTACCAAATTTTAGAAAAAATTAAAGCTGAAAAAGCTGAAGAACCTTTACCGCCAGCAGGAGTAGCAGAACCTGTAGAAGAACCCATATATACTTTAAAAGACATAATTGACAATGGGCAAGAAGTAACATCAAGAGAAGACGCTGAAAGCCGACACGCAAACGGTGAAATTTTATACGGCTTCCACGATCAAGATACAGACAAACCAATTTTATTAAAAGATATTGAACAGATTGCAAACTTTACGCCTGATCAAATTTTGGCAATGCCTAAAAAAGAACCGAAAGAAAAGGTATTACCTAAATTACCAGCAGGAAAATACAATCTAAGAGATAAATTTCAATACGAAGGAAGAACATGGCAAATTAATTCTATATTACATACAGGTAAAAGTTTAGAAGCAAATACCGTAGACAAAGGAAAATTTCTTCGGCAGCGTTTTGAAATAGAAGTTAAAAAAACCACAACAGAAGAAAAGCCAACAGGCGGTCCATCAGCACCGGCAGGCAAGCCATTAGAAGAACCAAAAGAAGAAAAGCCAAAAAAGCCAGCAAAAGTAGAACCAACTGAAGAAGAAAAGAAAGCCATTGAAGAAGAGAAGGCTAAAAAAGAAGAAGAGAAAAAAGCTGCGGACGAAAAGAAAAAGAAAGCTGAAGAACAAAAAAAGAAAGTAGAAGAGTTTAATACAAACCCAATGAAGGTTGCCATGGAAACTGGCAATGCAGATGAGGTTGCAGCGCTGTTATATGGTCACGCTGTTGATGAAAACTTACTGCCTGTTATTTTTCCAGAAGAAATGTTATTGCGTATTCCAGTTGAATTATCTTTTTTAAGTAAAATAGAAGAACAATTAACTGCAAACAAATTTCGTATTACTGACCGATCTGTTCCAGCAACTACAGATGATCCAGCATATACAGGGCCTGAAAGAATTACCATATCAGCATTATTTAACCCTGAAAGAATAACTATTGAAGGTGGCGGTGCAGAATTTGTAAAAAATCGTAAAGGTCAAATTACCGCAGCTCCATTGCCAAAAGATGCAACAGATGCACAAATAACAAAAATGTTAGATTTGGCAAGTAAAGACAAAATATTTGACATTCAATCTAATCCAGATAATACGTTTGGTGCAATGATGTTTAAAGAAGGGCTGATAGATAAAGTTATGTCAGCCGGTGATTATTTGTATGAAATAATTTCATTACCAACAAGAAAGGGTGGACGATTTAATATATACATTCCACCTAAAGCTGGTAAGCGTCAAGTTATCAAACTAGCATTAGCTGAAGGTAAAGAAGATTTAATTAAAGAAGTATTAACAGAGTATGTAAATACTTTAGAACAATTACAAACTGTATTTACTGAAAATTCTAATGTTGCACCGTTGTTTAACGCATTACAAACAAAATATATTAAGGATGAGCAATTAACAGGAGCTGAAAAATACACTCCAGATGGATTAAATTTACGCACCAAAATTACTGAAAATAATATGTCTATTTATTTAAACACATTATTTTCTTTATTTAATCTTAACGAAAATTCAACTGATCAAACAAACAGAATTGTTAAGAAAGATGCAGAAAGCCCACCAGAGTTAGGTAACATTATTCGCCGTGGCATGCGTGATCACCGGCAAGGACGAGATGTAGATGTACAAGACTTTTTAGAAACATTTAAATTTTTTCCGGGTGGTATTGATTTTGGTAATTGGGTTAATCAAACAGAACGAGCAGCGCATTTAAATGCAATTTACGATGCAATGTATGACCTAGCGGATATTGCCGGTATATCACCCCATATGTTGGGATTGGGGCAAAAATTAAAACTAGCAGTAGGTGCGCAAGGCCGTGGCGGTAAAACTGCGGCTTGGTATTTTCCATCTCTTAATGAAATAAACTTAACCAAAACAAAAGGCGATGGTTCATTAGGGCATGAATGGCAACACGGATTAGATTGGAATTTAAAACAAACTCCTAATGGCAAGTTGTTAATGACTGATACAGGAGCTGCGTTACAAAAAATTATAACTGTAGATAAAGTAGAAAATAATTTACGGGATATATTAACTAATACATCAAATAGTGAAAACAACCGTAACATTCCGCCTAAAAAAGCATTTTTTAATGCAATTTCAAATAGACGTTACCATGAAGCAGATATTTATGATGATTCATTTGTTTACACGCAATATTTTAAAGATGCGTATGCATTAGACCAAGGTAGAGATCCAAAATATTGGAGTACTCCAGTAGAAATGTTGTCTAGGGCTTTTGAATCTTTAATATTTGATTTGTCAAAAGGCGGCTCCCCATACCTTGTTGGCCCAACAGTTGCAGATGGATATGTATCTAAAAAGAATGGGTATGCTGGAACTTCTTACCCAGCCGGTAAAGAACGTGCTCAAATTAATGAAATATATCAACAGATGTTGGATCAAATTGATCCCGATACTTTAGAAGTAAAAACATACAAATTAGAAAATCAAATTATTTATGTAGAAGATTTAGGCTATGCAGTAGTTGATCAGTTTTATATTGATCGTGGGCAAGCTGGTGGTTTAAATTGGTTTAAAACTGAAGCAGAAGCACAACAAGCTAAAGAAGAACGTGATGGCAGAGAAGAAATATTAACGCCACGATTAATTCAAATTAGCAAAGTAAACCAACACATTATCAATATGGCACAACGGATTGATGCCATTATGGAAGAAATGGGCTTGTTTAAATGGCCTGAAATTAAAAATGGTTCAATGGCTGAATCTATGTTTTACCATATGCGTCAAGGATGGTGGCCTAAGAACAACCGTGAATTAGCTGAATATGGCATAAAAGCGTACTTACAATCACCTGAACTATTGGGATTTAACCCTGCTAAAGACCAAAAACAAATAGACAGTTATAAAATTGCCGATTTTGAAGGTGATCGGATTAAATTAAAACAAACTCAAGAAGATTTTGAGGCAGCAGCAACAAGGTTTGTTAGTCAAGTTATTACTGATATGCGGGCAGAAGGATCAGATACTAAAGCTATTTATGATTACATTGTTAACTTGTATCAAAATCAACCTGTATTAGATGTTCAAACTATATTAAGTAAAACTAATAATGCCTACTCTACTCCTTTGCCAATTGGATTTATTGCCGGCATGTTGTCTCGTGTTAAATCTACTACTACAGTATTAGACCCAACTGGCGGAAATGGAATGTTGGTAGTTACGGCTAACCCTAAAAATGTAACCACAATAGAAAAAGATGAACACCGTGTTAATAATTTACAGTTAATGCAAATGGGTGATGTAATAGAAGGCGATGTATTAGTAAAAATAAAAGATATACAAGATCAACAAGTAGATGTAGTTCTTGCAAATCCACCATTTGGATCATTGCCATCTCCTGTAGATGTTATGTCTTGGACAGGTCAACCTTACAAAATTGGTGCATTAGATCAATTAATTGCTGCTGAATCATTAAGAACAATGGCAAATAATGGTAGAGCTTTTTTAATATTAGGATCGCATCCTAAATTAAATACTATTACATCAACAGATAAAATATTTTTAAATTGGTTATATGGTAACTATAATGTTGCTGACCATTTTGAAATTGCTGGAAATTTATATCGTAAACAAGGTGCGTCTTTTCCGTTGCGTGTCTTAGTTATTGCCGGTAGAAATCAAACGGACAATGTATATCCAAATGATTTTGCGGTTAATAGATTAACATCATTTGATGAATTATGGAGCAGATATGTTCAAGCCAGTGATCGTAGCGAACAAGTCGTGGTGGGTACCGGAAAAACACGGAAACCTACTGGCGGTGCAGATACAACAACCGGAAGAGTACCAACAAGCGATAGTTTTGAAGATGTCGAAACTAGCGGAGGAGTGGGGACTGGAACGGGCGCTGGCATCGGCGAACCAGTATCTCCGACAGGAGGGGTCAACATACCTCCCAAATCCGGAGGACGTGGAACAGCTGGTGGAGTTCGTGATACAGAACAGCAGCAGGATAGCGGAGAAGGTCAACGAGGGGGATCCGGAAGTGGCGCAGCCGGCACCACCGGAAGAGGCGAGGTATCAAGTGGAGAATCAGGAGATGAACTGGGAGGACTTTCTGACCTAGATTTAGACGATATATTTGACAATTTAGGAAAAAAACCAAAAACAGGAACAACAACACCTAAAGGAGAACCTAAAGTTGTTAGCGGACCAAGAGCGCCTAAAGGTCAAAAAGTTAGAGTTAAAACAGTTATTCCAAAAGAATTAGAAGGTTTAGGACTTGAAAGTTTGCTTGATGATTTAGATGCTGCATTAAACGGTAAAGCGCCAGAAGTAACAAATAAAGAACCAACTTTAGAAGATAGCCAAGAGCGTTTAGACAAACAATCTCAAGAAGCAATGGATCGTATTGCTCAAAATACAAAAAATACTAGCAATGATCCTAACAGTGGGCTTTATTCTAGAAAAGGTGATCAAGATTATGCTAACGTACAACCAATTATTCAAAAAGTTTGGGAAGCTGTTGGACAAAAAATTAAAGATACAAAAGAACGCATTAACAAAGTTTATGATTTATTAGTTAGTAAATTTGGTGATTTAATTAAAGTTCATTTACGCCAATATATTAATGGGCTTAGAACAACAGTAAAAAGAAGACCTAAAAATCAAACACCAGTACAAAGTGAGCCAATTGATACAGAATCACGAGTTGTTTATTTAGGCAAATCAAGATTTGCAAGCGATGGTATTTACTTGCCCCGTGCGCAATCACAGCATGCTTATACAGCGTTGGAAAATTTAGAGGCGCAAGTTGGTAACATAGATGAATTTGTTGCCCAAGAATTAGGTTATTCATCTGTAGACCAAATGGCAAAAGGTCTTGCCGGCTACCAAATTGACGCATTAGCGTTAGCAATTCAAGCCAATAAACTTGGCAAAGGTTTTATTATTGGCGATGACACTGGCGTAGGCAAAGGCAGAACAGCGGCAGCCATGATTGTTTGGGCAAAAAAACAAGGAAAAGTTCCCGTATTTGTTACTCTTAGTGATTCTTTATACACTGCAATGTATGCAGATTTAATTAATATTGGTCACGGAGATATTAAAGTTGCCATGACCAACACAGATTCAGAAATAATTAAAGACATTGGGGAAGGCAAAACACAATCAGTATTTAAAAATAAAGAAGGCGATAGTAAAAAATTAGTTGAATATATAACAAAAAATAAAAAATTACCACCGGGTAAAGATGTTTTATTTACAACATATTCGCAATTAAATGGCGGCACAGGATCTCCACCAAGACAATCAGCAATAGCATCTTTAGTTGCAAGCGGTGATGCTGTATTAATTATGGATGAAGCCCATAACGCTGCCGGATCACCAGCCGACAAAGAATCAACTGGTCAAAATGCTTTCTTTATGTCTTTGTTAACAGGTAAAGATTTGTTAGGTAAAGGCCAAGATGCTCCCGATGATTGGCAACCACCGCCAACGGTTTATTTGTCTGCTACATTTGCAAAACGTCCAGATAATATGCCGTTGTATATCCATACAAATTTACGTTATGCCGCCGACACTCCAGAAGATTTAACCGCTTTGTTTGGTAAAGGCGTAAGAACTGATGTGTTGCAACAGGTGTCTTCAGAAATGTTAGTAGAATCTGGTTCAATGATACGCCGAGAAAGATCGTATGAAGGCGTAACAATGGACTTTGTAATTGATGATAAAAATACTGCAAGAGATACAAGAGAAGTTGACAAAGTTACAGAAATATTAAGAGCTTTAGTTAACGCAGATCGAGCTTTAAAAGAATGGATGAAAACTCCTGCAGGCCAAGCTGAAATAGTTAAATTAGGCCCTCCGGGATCGTATATTGGCAAAGTTGGACCAACAGCATTTAATCAAGTAAAAGCTAATGCGTTTACATCTGTTGTTCATAACTATATTGGATCTTTATTACTATCAACTAAAACTCAAACTGCTGTGGACATGGTTGTTGAAAAACTAAACAACAATGAAAAAGTAGTTGTGGGATTACAAAATACCAATGGTAGCGCATTAGAAGATTTTGTTACACAGAATAATATTAAAAAAGGTGATGACATTCCTGATTTTGGATGGCAAACATTAATTAAACGTGCTGTAAATTCTACTAAAAAAGTAACTTTAAAATCTGCTACTGGCGATAAATCAATGGATAAAGTTGTATATATTCCTAATGATGTAATGCCGCCATCAATTAGAGCTGGATATAACAATGTTGAAAATGCTCTTATAAACTTTCAATCAGATTTGCCGGCTGCGCCAATTGATTACATACGCACAGAATTAGAACAAAAGTATGTGTGGACTATTGATGGCAAAGTACATGTTGGTGACACGCCACCTAAAGGGGTTAAAGCAAGACATTTGGTTGTAAAAGAAATTACAGGAAGAAAAAGTGGAATAGATTATTCTGGAGATATACCAAAATATATAACTTTAGATAATCCTGAACGCACAAGTATGATTTCGTCATTCCAAAATGGCGATGAATCTAAAACAGGACCAATTGATGTATTAATAATTAACTCAGCTGGCGCAACAGGTATATCGTTACATGCCTCAGTAGATGCATTTGATCAACGCCCACGGCACATGATTGTATTGCAACCACATGGGGACATTAGTGTTTTTATTCAATTATTAGGCAGAATACATAGAACAGGCCAAGTAGAATGGCCTTCATTTACTATGTTAGCAACTGGAATACCAGCTGAAAGACGAATTTTAGCCATGTTGCGTAAAAAATTGTCTAGTTTAAAATCAAATACGTCTGGCGGATCTAGTAGTACAAAAGTTGACGGCGTAGATTTTATTAATATGTACGGCGATGTATCAACAGCGGAATACTTAAATGAACATCCAGATATACAAGCATTTTTAAATGTAACCCAATACCCAGATCCAGCAGAAGCAGCTGGAACCGATTTGGCGCATACAGCATCAGGAACAGCAGGGTTATTATCATCAGTAGACCAAAAAGAATTTTTTGATTCTATTGAGGCCAGCTATATAGCAGAAATAGATTTAAGAAATGCTACAGGAACAAATGCTTTAGAACGTAGGGTGTTGCCGTTAGAAGCAGAAATAATTAAAGAAAATTTAATTGAAGAAGGTTTAGATAGCACAAACCCATTTTTAACCGATGTTGTAATGGCACAGTTTAACGTAGACATTATTGGTTCTATACCTACTGTACAAAATATAAAAGATGATATAGCTCTTGCATTAAACGGCAGAACAGCGCAAGACGTTGTTAATGAAATAGAAACAGATTTAAGTACGGTTTATATTGAAGTGCGTAATCAAATTGTTCTTAAACAACAAGCACTTGATGAGGCTATAAAAAATCCAGCAGCAACTGAAAAAGATATAGCAGAATTAAACAAACAAAAAACTGCATTAGATACACAATTTGCTACTTTAAATGACCGTAAAGAAAAAACTTTGTCGGCATTAAAAAACGTGTATGCCATAGGTAATGGATTTGAATCGTTTGAAGTTAACAATGTTCCAGCTGCTGCTGTAGTTATTGGATTGAAAGTAGATAAAGCACGAATAGGAAAATCAAAAACTGGAAATCCTTATTCACCATCAAACTTTCAAGTTATTATTAAACGGAATATTCCTGAAGGTAGAGTATCCCCAACTTTAGCAACATTAGAAGGCTCATCAATTCAACAAAGTGGCCCATGGAGAAATCCTCCTTTGGACGAATGGTTTGCATTAAAGTCCGTAACTGGTGGAAGAACAACAAGATATATAGCTTTAGGAAACATATTAAAAGCTGCCCAATTATTTGGCCCAAATGGCGGTGAAATTGCTAAATTTACATTAAACAATACTAAAGAAGCAATATCAGGCGTGGTTATGCCAGCTAAATATGTACCAGTTGCAATTAGCGAACAACCAATTCGATTAAGAAATCAAGAATCTGCCGCACAATATTTGTTAGCTGTTTGGGATGCAATATTACAAAAAAGATATGACACTTCTCAAGTTGAATTGTATAAAGACTTAAGTAATAGTTTGCAACCTTTAATGATTCCTAATTTACCAAGTTTTGCTGACAAAGCAGAAGCAAGGCCATCAAACGCTGTCATATTGCGCGGATCAGCACAAACATGGGAATTACGAATTGATCCGTATACACCGGACAATTTTAAAGTTACGATTGCAGGAGATGTGCCAAAGAAATTTGTAACAAATCCAATACTTAAAACTTTAATTCCGGGTCCTGATCTTTCTAAAAAAGGAAAAGGAAAATGGGAAATGGGTCCCGGTTATTCTTTAAAAGATCCAGAAAAATTAATAAAATTAATAAAGTTTTTACATAAAAATTTTCCAGCAACAGTAGAAGCAGATAATGCGCCGTTTGCTCGTGAAGTAATGAAAGTTGAATTTGATAACAGTGAGACTAAAAAAGGTTTAGCATCACGCACTGTTGCCGAAGGTGGACAAAGTGTTGAGGCAGTTCAGGCACAAGTTGTTCCTGTAAAAGGAATTACAGTTAATGTTTTACAGTCTGTAGATGAGTTGCCTGACAACACTGCTCCGTCTGATGTAGAGGGAATGTGGATATCAGGTAGAACTGTATATTTAATTGCAGATAATTTACCAAATGCAAAACGAGTACAACAAGTTTTAGCCCACGAAGCCATTGGTCATGCTCTCTTAGAAGAGATGTTGGGACCAGAACTAATGGCAGTGTTAATTAAAAATATACAAAATTTAGAAAAGACTTCTAGTCTTGTTAAAGGAATAGCTGCCAGAGTAGATCAAACACAGCCCGGATTATCACCGGAGCGTAGGGCAAAAGAAATTGTAGCCAACATGGCAGAGCGTGGCATGTACAAAACAGGGCTAATACAGCGTGTTATACAAGCCATACGCAATTGGTTAAGAAGCCAAGGGCTTACTATTAGTTTTTCTGATGGAGACATCGTTGAGCTGTTGAGCGCTGCCGAACAGTATGTTGGTCGTACAGAGCCAGTAAACTTCCCATCTTTGCAAACTGCTCAAGTAAAAACTCAAGCAGAAATTAACAGGGAGCGCCAAGAACAAAAACGGGCTGGCACTGCTGGTTACTTTAGTCGGGTTTCCGGAGATGAAAATTACAGAAGAAAACGTGCTAAACATAACAGAGTTAAAAATACTCCAACCAACCAATCGCCCACTGTTCAAGACATGCTTACTGGTGGTAAACAAGCGCTTGATGAATTAAGAAAAGATCCAATTGCGCCAATTAATAACATGACAAGTAACGCAGAACGTGCGTTAGTTAATTTCCGCAATAAAGCTACTTTCTTTGGTACCGGATTAAAACTGGCGGATATTAAAAAGTATGGGGGTCAGTTAGTCAACAGCATAGGTCAAGCCACTTCGTATGTTTCATTAATTAATGCTATTCATGCAGGCCATATAGCTACAGAAGTTATTGCCCGTGGGGCTTTAGAGTTTAATGAAGCCACACAAATGTTCCAAGCGGTAAGAAGAAATTTTGGAATGGCAAATGTAATGCGGGAAAAATCTAAATTAGTTAAAAAAATTGGATTGCAAGATGCTACCAATATGATTAATGATTACCTTGAGGCAGCCAGATCTCAAAGTATCTTAAATGAATATGAAACAGCAGAAAATCGTATACAAGAATTACAAGACGAACTACTAACGGTAGTAGATGAAAAATACTTAGAAACTTTAGCCAAATTAGAAACAGCAAAAGCTCATTTAGAAGATGTCTTCCGTGCAAGAGTAAAGGTACGATTTAGCCAAGAAGCAATAGACGATTTCTTAGAAATGGAAAATGATTATCCAGAATTAAGAGCTATCTTAGATAACTGGACAAAAGTAAACCAAAACATGTTAGATATGGCGGCCTTCTCTGGATATTTAGGTCAGGAAAGAGTTGATAGATTAAAAGAAATAAAAGATTATGTTCCTTGGCAACGAATTATGGAAGAGGATGATGATATACATTCTGTTTCCAGACAGCCAGCCACACAAACAGCTGTGCGTGGTTTAACAAATATAGCCAAGCTACAAGAGTTTAGAGAAGTTCCAAAAGTTAAAAGGGCTAAAGCTAAATTTGATGCCGGTGAAATAACGCAGGCAGAATTGGATCAAGTAATTGCAGATTATGTAGAAACATTGCCTGAAATTGATGACATTATAGATAATATGCTAAACAACATAGCTATGATGACACGCAATTCAATCAAAAATTACGCTGCAAATCGTATTACGGCTGAATACGCTGTTAGATCACCAAACGGTAAGATTGTTCGATATCAAAGTGAAAAACAAGATCGAACAGGTGTTAAATATAATGTACGAATTAATGGTAAAAAGAGCATTGTTAAAATTGAAGATCCATTAATAGCTGAATCTGTACTTGGATTAGAAAATATATTTATTCCAATGAATGACATTTTGGCAATTACGTCAAACATTTTACGAAGAAGTATTACATTTTCAGGATACTTTCAGTTAAAACAAGCATTTAAAGATGCGCCGGCTGCAGCATGGATTAGCGGAGTAAAAAATCCATTTGCGTTATGGGCAAAAGCTTACGCAGGATTTGTACAAGCATTGTTACCTAATGACCCAATTGTAGATATGTTAAAGTCATACGGCATTGGCGGTTATCAATCAGTGGCAAGATCTCCACAAAAAGAATTGCAAATTAAACTTGGTTTAATTGACGATAAAATTTGGGCAAAAACATTAAACCTTATTGATAAGGTTGGTGATGCATCTGATTATTCACAGCGTATTGGTGTTTACAAACAGGTTTTAAAAGAAACAAACAACCCAATGCAGGCGTTAATTCAATCTAATGATGTAATAGACTTCCTTAAAAAAGGTAGTTCAGCAAAAGCACAGTTTTTAGCTAGAAATGTTTCATTTATGAATGCATACGCTGTGTCTATTGATGTGTTAGCAGAGACATTGCGTGGCGGTGGAGTTAAAGGCAAAACACGAGAAGAGTTATTTAACCAAATGTTAAAAACTGGCGCACTGTTAGCCGGCACAACAATGATTTATTGTATGTTGGTGGGTGATGATGATGAATACAACAAGTTAGATGACCAAACTAAGCTACGCAACATATATATTCCCGGATTAAATATTAAAATTCCAATGAATACGTCTGCCAGCTTCTTCTTCAAATCTGTGCCAGAAATGCTATACAACTATGTTACTAAAGATGGCACCAAGAATGAAGTAGATAACAGGCGGTTGCGTACAGCACTAATGACAGCCGCCATGGATGCATTCCTTGGGCCAACACCCATACCGTCTGGCGCATTGCCGTTTGTTGAAATTGGTTTAGATTATAGTTTCTTTACAGGATCTACAGTAACGCCAAAAGGTTTAGAAGGTTTAATTCCAGCACAACAATACAATGAAAAAACTTCTGAATTAGGAAAAATAATAAGTGCTTTGACTAGCATTCCTTTGACTGATAATAGAATGCTCTCTCCAATACAAGCAGACCACATTGTGCGTGGACTATTTGGATCAGCCGGCGTTATAGCCATGTATGGCTCAAACATATTCAACGGAGATCGTGTAACGCCGCAGGACAAAGACAATCCATTGTATGGTGGGTTTGTTATGGCAGATGTAAAAAGAGGCAGGGAAGACTTGTTCTATGACCTTAAATCTAAAACTGATACTGCATATAAAACTTTCCAAAACTTACATGGGCCAACACGCCAAGAACACGAAAGAGCGGAGAAGTTCCTTAAAGAAAATCAAAAGTTAATTGAAATGCACGGTTACACTCAAGGGGTGGGTGCAAGTTTAGCAGAAATAAATCGCATTATTAGAATGTATGGCGAGTCTAAACAAACAGGTACGCCAGATGAACGTAGGCAAAAGATTTTAGAATTCCAGCAAACAAAAGAAAACATCCTTAAAGATGTTATAGAAAGAAGAAAACAGGCTGGGTTTTAAATTTCTAAGATGATAATTGTGCAAGATCCGTTAGGTCGAATGTCTTGACGGATAATGTGCAACTCATCTATTTGGGAGTCATTTACATAACAACCAGCATGTTCGCAAGCATCTAACAATGGTTTTAAAACATTGTCTAGATCTCGTTTCCTGCGATCAGGTGGAAACAACGACACATGCACAGAGAGTCTGCCAGTTAGTTCAGTGCCGCCAAAATCAACCATGGCATCTAAAACATCGGCTCTAAATATCTTCCCTTTTTTGCCAATAAATCTTTGTTTTCCAGACACTCCCCAGTAGTGGTTTACACTAGGTGGATAAGGCAAAATAAGTTGTATCATAAAACCCCCTTTGTAAGGCATTGATTAATATACATTTCTATATCTAACATATGTTAGAGATAGAAAAATAAAACACATGAAAAATACTTAAATAACCTATTGACATTTATTATATACTTGTTCATAATTAAATTTCCAACTGCTAGGAGAAATAATGAAGATTACCAATAAAAGAAACATTCCACAAACATTTGTTAATGTTTTAAAACGCCCAACGTATTCTAAAGGCAAAGCGCATCTGTCGGTAACGCAGTTACTTAACAGCCCACAGATTGTTAGCTTAATGAAAAAGTACGAAGATCATTTGGAGCAGGATGCGTCTGATATGGTGTGGTCTATTTTTGGTTCTGCGGTTCATAACATTTTGGAGCATGGCAAAGATGCTAATCATTTGATAGAGGAAAGACTGCACATTGAGCACGATGGGTGGAATATTTCAGGTGCTATTGATTTGCAAATAGTTAACCCTAATGGCATATCTATCAAAGATTACAAAACAACCAGTGTTTGGGCTGTAATGAATGAGAAGTATGAATGGGAAGTTCAGTTAAACATGTACGCATGGTTAGTTGAAATGGTAAAAAATGTTCGAGTAACCGATGTTGGGATTGTGGCAATCTTGCGAGATTGGAGCAGAAGAGAGTCAGAAACTCGTGAGTTTTACCCACAGTCACCAATTAAAGAAGTTCCAATTACTTTGTGGTCAATGGCGGATAGAGAGCAATATGTGTCTAGGCAAATAGCAATTCATAGTGCTAGTGATTTTGCATTAGAAACAGATGGTGATTTACCTAAATGTACGGCAGAGCAAATGTGGGAAAAGCCAACTACATATGCGGTTAAAAAAGTTGGCAACAAAAGAGCAACAAATGTATTTAATACCAAAGAAGAAGCAGATGTAAAGATGGAAGATTTAGGAAAAGGGTATGAAGTAGAAGTTCGTAAAGGCGAGCGCACTCGTTGTGAATCATATTGTCAAGTTAGCAATTGGTGTACTCAATATCAATCTTATTTAAAGGAGCAAGCATGAATAATTTAAAGGTTTTAAAAACTTTGTTTCCACCAAGTGAACTTATTGAATACAACGATGAACCACAGTTTTCAAAGTTAGAGTTACAGGCTGTGTTAAATGCAATTAATATGCTGAGTGCAAGAGGTTGTTTGTATACGGTAAATCTTCCCAATGGTAAAAAATATTCAAACATGCCAGAAGAAGAGGTAAAGAAAAAAATTATTCGAACACAGTCATTTAAAGAATATGTAAACCCTATTCTTGACAAATTAAATGTTAACGATTTTATTGCCGTGCCATTTGATAAATATGATGGCCCTAAATTGCAAGCAAATTTATGTGCAAGGGCAAACTCAAGATGGGGTTCAAAGTCTATTATGACTTCCATAAACAGAGAAAAAAAAGTTATTGAAATTATTCGTGAAAAATAAGGAAAAATTATGAAAACAAGGCAAGAAATGGTGTACGACTTTATGATTTCCATGTCCTCCAATGGTGAATTTTATAAAGAATGGACTGAAGATAAATCTTTAAGAGATATGGGTCCTTTTTGTTTTCATGTAAAAAAGGTCGCAGAATTATTGGCAGATGAATACTTAAGGAGTTTAGGATGAAAGTTTGTAAAAAATTAATAGTAGCTAGAAATATGCTTAGAAAGCTAGAGTTAAGGAAGTCAGGCCATAACAAGTTTGCGGGATATCAATACTTTGAACTGGGTGATTTTTTGCCACATGTTCAGGCTATTTTTGAGCATGTCGGGTTGTGTGATGTTATAACTTTTACAGAAACAATTGCAACAATGACTATCTATGACATAGAAGATGGCTCGTCTGTGGCGTTTACATCGCCAATGGGATCTGCTCAGTTAAAAGGATGCCATGAGGTGCAAAATATCGGGGCGGTTGAAACGTATCAGCGTAGGTATCTTTATGTGTCTGCACTAGCAATTGTTGAGCATGACGCATTGGATGCTGTTACTGGTAGCGATATTGCGCCAGTTAAACCAACAGTATTGCCTACGGCTAAAGTGGTAGAAAAGATTGTTGGAGATCGAGGATCGTGGCAAATTGTAGCACCGGCTGTACCTGAAGGCGATGTAGATGAATGGTTAAATGTAATCAAAAAAACAGCATATGTTTTACTGGATTTAACCAATTCAGAAGATGATGTAATGGCTATTTTCAAAAAGAATAAGATTTTATTTGATACCGTTAAAAGTACAGATTCCGTATTCTTTAAAGAAATGATGTTGAAGTTTACCGAAAAACGTAGTAATTTTAAAAAGGATTAAACCATGGCGTATGAACAGAAGCAGTATGACACAAAACCAAACACTGGTACGTTGTTCCCAACAAAGGAAAAGAAAAGCGAAAAGTCTCCTGATTTTTCAGGCATGTTGCATTTAGACAGAAGTTTACTAAAAGGCCTACTGGAAAAAACAGACGAAGATCTAATCAAGATTGCTATTTCAGGTTGGAAACAAGAGTCTAAAAATGGCCTAAAGTATTTAACATTTATGTTATCTGAACCAATGGCACAAACAACACAGACATCGAAAGACCCTTGGTAATGAAGACGTTACAGTTTGAAGCTGTAAAGGTTGCCTTGAAACAGGATAAAACAGGTTATGTATTAACTTTATCTATGCACCCTGACGATATCCCTGAAGACTTACTCAGGGATTTTGTTGGGGCAAGGTATCAGGTTGTTATGGTGAGGCTGGATAGTAATGATCAGCCAATGACTACAAACGAATATGCTGGCGATAAACTTGTGAGGGCGGCATGTATTCTGTGTCGCAATCCCAAATTTTGGACATACTTGTTTGAAGATGCGCAAATAATGGAAGAGAACGAACCTTCTGCCACTGATTGGTTGCGTACCTATTTAAACATAACAACTCGTGCTGAATTAAAAACAAATCAACATGCTAGAGATATGTTATCTAAATTATTTAAGGAATTTGACGCATGGTCCCAAAAAAATTAGTCCCATATTCGGTCTACATATCAGTAGAACAATACAAAAAATTAAAAGTAGCAGCTAAAAACCGGCAAGCATCATCACTCATTCGCAATGCAATTGATATGATTATTGATGGGAATGATGCGTTTACCAGTGGATACAATCAGGCGTGTAAAGATGCATCAAAGATTATCTACGATTGCGAAGAGGCACAAATGATAGCTGTTAAAGGCAAAGATTTAGGTGCGCTGTTGTCCGAAAAAATACAAACTCTAAGGAAATAACATGGAAGGAAACACATTAACAAGTTCGGAATTGGGGATTGCTTTAATGGAATTTATTGGAACACTAGAAGGAACGCCAACAGCAGGGATATTGGCTGCATTAAGTATAGTTACAGCAACCATAGCGTGTGAAGCTGGATACGAAGAAGAAAAAGCTGTGTATGCATTTAGAAAATCTTATGGCGAAGCCAAACGAAGAATTAAACGATTAAGAAAAGAGATGAATTAATGAACGAAAATGATCTAAGAGATTGCTTTGCTATGTTTGCCATGATGGGTGCAGTAATGATGAATAAAGAACCTTATGATGATATGGCTGTAGCAGAGTTATCTTATAAATTAGCGGATGCCATGTTAATAGCCCGTAGGCCACAAGCGGAGGCTGGCATAACTGCAATTAGAAAACGGAGGGTTAAGGAGTAATCATGGAAGAATATCGTGTCAAGGTATCAGTAAAAAACAATTTAATATTGAAGGCTATAGAAGATATGGGGTATACAAACCTACATAAATTTTCTAAAGATAACTATGTATCTTTGGCTGGACTATACGATTTAATTAATTTAAGAGAACCCCCGATTGGAACAGGGGGAGAATTTTCAAATGCCGCTAAAACATTAATGGAAGCGTTAGGTGCTAGTCCTAGTGATTTATGGACTGAAGAACAACTAACCTTGAAGTTAAGAACTAACCATATGACAAAGGAACTTAGAAAAGAATCAATAGATTTATACATTAGTAGCGGCAACTCTCGTTTAATATTAGATAACCCTGCAAATACGTTTGAAAAAGAAGACAACAGAAAAGTATTAGGCGATATGGTTGATTCTTTAACCCCACGAGAGGCTAAGGTTTTAAAGCTTAGGTTTGGTCTTAATGATACCGATGAACATACTTTAGAAGCAATTGCAAGTAAATTTGACATGACTCAGGAAAGAATTAGGCAAATAGAAGCAAAGGCACTACGGAAGATGCGACACCCATCACGCTCAGATGAATTAAAAGACATGCTATATAAAAACGAGGGGGAAGACGATGTACAAAATATATAACGAATATGAGGAGTTAATACGCATAGTCAAGCGTAAAGAAGAAGCCGACTACTTTGTCGATGCCTACGGCTGGACTAAGAAGTTTTTTAAAGAAGAAGTAAAACAACAAGTGGAGTTAGAAGATGCACCGTTTTAGTTGGGCTATATGCATGTGGATTGTGTTCTGTGGCCTGATTATTTACATGACTGAGGTAAGCCGCAGAGAAGAGGTCTACAAATTAAACTGCGAACTACTGCTCGGTGGGTGGCACCCCGATGCACCTAAAGATTACATTGCCTTATGTGAAGAGGCTAAACGAACAATGAGGAGTAACAGATGAAAGCATTTCCAAGTAGCGAAGCAATTTATGGTAACAACGTAGTAGGTGTTAAAGAGAATAGCGGTATGGATTTAAGGGATTACTTTGCGGCTCAAGCCATGAAGCATATGGGACTACCGTTAAAAGGCAGTAGAGGCGATAGTGCTTGGTATATTAACGAGATGGATGAGTTTCCGTATGATGGGTATGCGAATGTTGCGTATAAATTTGCAGATGCCATGATGAAGGCGAGGAACAAATGAAAAAGAGATACACATTTGGTTGGCATGACGCAAGAAGTTTGTATGGGGAAACTAAATCGGTTGAGGAAGATAAACCTAATAAACCTAATGTACCTTTATGGTTTAGGTTAGTCATTAAACTATTTTATTGGAGTAAGAAATGAAACCAAGTGCATACATATCTGATGGCGGTATATTGTTTAAAGAGTCACCACCTGATTCAATACTTAAATTAAGTCCGTTGTATACATCTGCTGAAATACAAGAGTTGCATAACTTAGTTAAAGAGCAACCAATGCGTGAATTAACAGATGAGGAAATAATAGAAGTTTGGGATAAATATTATGAGGACATAGACATCATAACTTTTGCAAGAGCATTATTACAGAAAGCGAGTGAGAAATGAATAAAGAAATTGTAATGAATCCTGACATCTTGCCTACACAAAAAGAGTGGAGATTAGTTTGCAAGATGGTTAAGCAACAACGTGAGTTAACCGATAAGGAAATAATAAAAATGGTTGGTGTTGGATTGGATGACTTTAGAAAATTACTAAAGAAGGCGAGCAAGAAATGATTATTACTCCACAACAAATGGTCAAAGATGTTTTGAAATGCCTTGAAGATTCTGTTGCCAACTTGCCCGAAAATAAACGAGAAGAGGTCAAGGCTGTTATTTTAAACAATTGGTCTACTCAAATGTTTTACGAAAAGAAATGACCCGCTACATTTGCGTACACTGTAAGTCAAAGATACTAACCATACTGGTCAAGTGTCCGTACTGCCGTAAATAAGGAGGAAGAATGAAACAAGATTTTGAAGAATGGGCACATGGCAAGATTTCACTAGCCCATCAAGGTAAGTCTTACGCCAACATAAACGCACAGATTGCTTGGTCAGCATGGCAACGGGCGTGGAATATAGCCATTAAAAAACAGCGACAAAAAGATCAAGAGGAGATTGAGCATTTAAATCTTGTTATTTCCGTAGCTACAAAAGCACTTAATTCAAAATAGAAAGGCATTACATGAGTGATTATTGTGATTCATATAACACCTACGCATTGGCTAACAAATGTTTTCCATTGTTTAGTCCAAAAAAAGTTGTAATGAAAAATTGGTTAAAAGGAAAAAAGATATATACAGGCGATACGCCGTTAGGACAAAGATACTTTACGCCATTAATATTGCAGACAGGATTTCGGTTTATGGATATTATTACAGGATCTATGTATTCACCAAATGGTTATTGCTTATCATCAAATTATCTAAAAGTCAATAACTTAAAAGTAGTTAGTACCGAAAAAGAAAAATTATTGAACGAAATATTAAAGAGCAAGCGAGGATTAGGGGGTTGATATTTATAGTGTTCGGCGATTAGTCTTGTAGATACAAAGCGCTATTAGCATGGTGGGTGATGGACCCCCGCAAAAGTACACCATCACTCAACCCTTTCAAAAACTTGAGGCCGGCAAGTAATCTACATATCCGGTCAACTTAACCAAGGAGAAATTATGCTTATTTTAGATGATGGGGTGTATATTGAAGACGGCGAGTGCATGACTGCCCATGATGATTATGTAAGTTTTTATGATGAACACGGCACTTCCATATTTATTAACGCCAGTTTGGTAATGAAACTGTATCAAACAGCTAAACGGATTGTTTATGAAGATGACGATGGCAGATGTTGAAAAAGAATACGCCAAGATGGGGTATGTTTTAACCGAAATAGACGGGGCTATATATGTACAGAAACAAGAAACTATTAGAGATAATCAGGGAATCCCCGTGCCAAAATTGCGGAATTCGGGATGGGACGGTGGTGGCTGCGCACAGTAATCAGTTGCGAGATGGCAAGGGGCGCGGTATCAAAGCCCACGATTACCGTATTTCAGCACTATGTTACGGTTGCCATATGGAATTAGACCAAGGCACACGAATGTCTAAACAGGAGCGTGTGGAAATGTGGGAGGAAGCACACAGAAAAACGATTGGTTGGTTGTTTGACAATGACTGTTTGACAAAAATCTAATATGTAGGGTATACTCTTTATGTCGAATGCTCCTTCACACGAAAATTCGATATGCCGTCTACACTAACCTAGCAGTTGTGCTTCGGCAAGCCCAAAAGGATCCACGATCCCCAAAACCCTCAGAGTAAAATCTGGGGGTTTTTCTTTTAAAACTATTGCATATTTTTTTTAGTTGGTGTAATCTGTCTGTCTGCTAGGTTTCAAATAACAGCGTACTCCGCACGATAGTAAGTACCTAAATGGGTAGCGTGGAAAAAAACATAGGCTGATCCTTCACCCGATTGCATGCCTCGTGGACTTAAATGGGTATCACACAAGTTATGGTGGACAGTGGTGAGACAACTACCATGACGATTGAACATTACCTTTGGGAGCATTAGTTCAGGATAGACTTCTTGAATGGATGTGGGCTTATCACCCTTGGGGGAACTATCGTTTTGAAAAACAGATGTGAAATTTTTGTTGCAATTGGCAAAATAGTTTTATACAATGGACATTCCACTGCTAGGAAAAAATACTTGAAACAACTTCCAAGAAACATTGGATCACATCCCTTTAGGAGAAACAAATGACTCATTTACAGATTGAAAAAATCCGCATTGACGGAGGCACACAGCCACGAGCAGAAATTAATGAAAATATGGTTGAAGAGTATGCAAGTTTACTCTCGGAAAAAGTTTTAATGCCTCCTGTTATTGTCTATTTTGACGGTAAAGAATATTGGTTGGCGGATGGATTTCATCGGTATTTTTCGCACAAGAGACTTGGTTTTACAGAGATTTCGGTTGATATTAGAAAGGGCACACTACGAGATGCCCAATTGTTTTCTAAAACGGCTAACAAAGGTCGAGGCATGAGCATGAGCGCCAAAGATAATCAATATATTGTTCTGTCGATGGTAAATGATAAAGAATGGGGACAATGGTCAAATAAGGCCATAGCTGACTGGGTTGGCGTAAGCGCAATGACTGTTGGCAGAATTAAAAAGAAGGCCAATGTGCAACAGCCGGCAAAGAAAAAAGCTATTCGCAAAGGCAAAGAATATGCGGTAGATACTACAAATCAAGGGACTGTTGCAAAGCCAAGTGAGGTTGAACAGCTACAGCAAAAGATTAAAGAATTGACCTCTACTGTTAACGAAGTTGTGGAAGAGAATACGCAGATAAAAGATCAAATTGCAATTGGCTCATGGGATGCATCAGATATTGAAAAAATTGATGTGGAAGAAACAATCAAAGACCTGAGAGAGCAGATCAGGCTTTTGGAGATTGATAACAAAGCTTTGCGAGAAAGCCGAGACATGTTTCAAAATCGTAATGCAGAACTAATGAAAACAATTAACAGAATGAAGAAGAGCAATGGAACTAAAACTTAGAGAGCATCAAGATACAGTTATTGATGCCCTACGACAGGGTTTCAAAAATGGCAACAGGGCACAGTTGTTATACGCACCAACAGGCTTTGGCAAGACGGAGGTTGCCATTGCCTTGATGCAAGCAACAGCAAGTAAAGAAAAAAGAGCTGCCATGGTAATGGATCGAATTGTGTTAGTAGATCAAACCAGTGACAGGTTGGACAAATACCAAATCCCTCACGGTGTTTTTCAATCAGGACACTGGCGGTATAACACTTTTGAAAAGCTACAAGTTTGTTCCGCACAGACACTTGAACAGCGCAGTAATTTTCCTACGATGGATTTATTAATCGTTGACGAATGCCATATCACTAGAAAGCAAACTGCAGATTTTATTAAGTCAAATCCCCAAGTAAAGGTAATCGGATTGACGGCAACACCATTTACCAAAGGATTGGGTAATTTGTATCAAGAGGTTGTATGTGGAGCTACCACAGAATACTTGGTCAACAACAAATGGTTAGCGCCACTGCGTGTCTATGTTGCAAAAGAAATAGACATGACAGGTGTTAAAAAGGTTGCAGGCGAGTGGGCGCAGGACGAAGTGACAAAAAGAGGCATGCAAATCACTGGCGATATTGTTGAGGAGTGGAGTAAGAAGACGCACGAAATATTCGGTAAGCCAAGGAAGACGATTGTGTTTTGTGCGGGTGTTGAGCATGGCGCAGACTTGGTTAAACAGTTTGCCAACAAAGGATATAACTTCATTTCTATTTCTTACAGAGACAATGAAGATTATAAAAAAGCGGCAATTGAAGACTTTGCCAAGCCAGATACGGAGATTAATGGGTTGATTGCCACTGACATATTAACTCGTGGGTTTGATGTGCCTGATGTAATGATTGGCGTATCGGCAAGACCATTTTCAAAAAGTTTATCCTCACACATTCAGCAAATGGGAAGGATCATGCGTAGTTACGAAGGTAAGGAATTTGGATTGTGGCTTGATCATTCAGGCAATTTCCTACGATTCAGGGATGATTGGGAGCAGATTTATACTTGTGGCGTAAGCCAGTTAGATAAAATTGTTGAGAAGACAAAGAAAGAACCGACAGAAAAGTTTAAAGAAGATTCAAAATGCCCGAATTGTGGGCTTTTGTGGGGAACAAACGCTCTCAGTTGTTCAGGTTGCGGTTATGTACGCCAACGCCGAAACGAAGTAATCAATGTTAGTGGTGAACTGGAAGAGTTGATTGCGGTTGGTAAAGCGGTTAAAGAAGACAAGCAACAGTTCTACTCAGAGTTACTTTATATTGCAAGAAAAGAGGACTACGATTTACATTGGGCAAGTTACAAATATCGGGAAAAATTTGGGGTTTGGCCTCGTGGACTGCATGACACTGGGCATGTGCCAAGCATACAAACAATGAAATGGGTAAGGGGTCAAAACATTAGATGGGCTAAGAGAAAGAGATGAATTTTGAAGATTTTGCCCAAAGCCATGGGCTAATTATTAAACACATAATTTATGATCGGTGGATTCCTACGCCAACAGTTGATCATCCCAAATCGAGTAATGGTCGATACAAATTTTTAGGCGATGTTGGGTGGGTGCAAAACTGGGCAACAATGGATAAGCCATCAATGTGGCGGACAGACAAGGTAATCTCACAGCCAAGACGGCAGATTCAAATTGCCAAAGATACTCGTGAACAAGATGCCCAAAAGGCAGTGGCTAAAGCCAAAGCCATCATGGCAGAGAGTGAATTAGAAACGCATCCATACTTGGCATCCAAGGGCTTCCCTGAAGAAAAGATGTTGGTCTGCATTGATAACTGGGAAAGCAAGTTAGTCATTCCGATGTATGGGAAAAATGGAATACAGGGAGTTCAGATGGTCGATGACAAGGGGGGAAAGAAGTTTCTCTACGGACAACGAACCAAAGGAGCATTTTTCTGCATGGATGCAAAAGGAGTCCCGATATTCTGTGAAGGATTTGCAACTGGTTTGTCCGTTCGCAGTGCCATGGAAGCCAACAAGTTCAGATACAGTATTTATGTGTGCTTTTCCGCAACTAACATGAAGGAAGTAGCGAGGACAGTCGGGAAGGGCATCGTCATCGCTGACAATGACCCCAACCAAACTGGCGAGTCTGTGGCTAAAGTAACAGGCTACCCTTATTGGATCTCCGATACAGTCGGGGAAGACTTCAACGATTATCATATAAGAGTAGGTCTATTTAAAGCTTCGCAGAGTTTAAAAAAGATCGTTGGTAGTCTAGCCTCATCCTACGGATAAACTTTGCCTCAATTTGCCGAATCCGTTCTCTTGAAAGAGAATAAGATTTTGCCAAAAAAGCCAATGCATGTCCGTTTGATCTACCTTGGATGATCTCCCAATACTTGTCTTTATGCTCTGCGCTACTGTTTTTAAAGATTAAATCAAATTTTTCTCGTGTGGGAAAGTCAATTAGCAAAAACGGGCGATCCACATCCCCCGTTAGGATTGGCACTCTGCCGTTACATTCTTTAAGATTCATCAGGATCTACCTCACTGCAATCAGTCTCGATTACTTCCTCGTTTGGCGCAAACTCCACCTCATCCCAAGCATATGTCATCGGATCTTCGCCATTCGGCACATCCACTGTGACATGTATTTCTCGTGTTGTATAAAATATTACCTCAAATCGTTTCATCTTTTAACTCCTTTGCGTGTTCTGACCAAATATCTCGATCCCAAATGCGTCCGTTCCAACTCATATAGCCAAACAACTTATTGTCCTTGTAGACTTTGCAAGTCCCCCAATTGCCACCGCCAATATTGGGGTTATCCATTCGCCACTTGTCAAAATCATCAAGCAGTTTAGACATCGTTTCACCTTGTAAAGCCCTAATCTCCACACCATACGGCCTTCGATTAGGATCTTGACCTCGATCAGGATTGCCAAAAAAAGTCGGTTTTGCTTTAAACATTACCATTCCTCCTTCACACCAACTACGCACAGAATTGCGCTTTTGCACTCAGGATCAATGCCAAATCCTAAACAAACATCTTCCCAATCGTGTGGCATAGTTTCAGGATCAATCCGAATCCATCCACCTTTGGGCAACACAGTGTAGCCAACTTTCTTTACTTGCTTTTCTGTAATCATGTTAATTTTCTTCCCTCAACTGTTTTATCTGTGTAGTATTCAATGTAATAACTAATTACCTCCCAGTTAATCCCTACAGTGGCATCAAAGTTATGCTCAATTTTTTTAAGCACTTCCCTACACTCATCATCAGTTAAATCTTGATTTAAACTTTGAACATCATCTATATGCCACCAATCACAAATCCAATCAGGATCAGTCAAACGCCTTATATCACTTTCCGTTGGTATTGCCTGACCATCAGGCAAATCTATTTCAATCATTACTTTCATACTATTTCCTTTTCAGTATTGTCTTCAAAGTTATATGGCTCATCACGCATTTCTGCGTCATGCTCTTCTCGCAAGTCTTCAAGTTCTTTGAAGTAAATGAGTAGTTCATCATAGATATGATCAGGCAAGCAACTAGCCAAGCCCTCAGTTTCACCATCAGACCAAGTAATACTAAAACGCCATGATGTTATGGTTTGTTTATCGGTCATATCGCCACCCATTATTAAACCCAAGGCAGTAAGCAGTTATGAATAACGCTCTGTCGTGGTCGCTGAATGGCGTGTCACCATTTGGATATGTTTTATCCTCGTAGTCATAAAACTCTTGGTTTGCCTCGTCTTCCAACTCATTAAACCCACCTAAATTTTCTGCGATCATTCTTCTTCCTCCTCTTCGCTTTCATCGTCTAAATAATCTTGCCGAGCTTCTTTAAAAAATGTAATAACCATGTTACCTTGAGCATCCCAAGCCATAGCCCAATCGGTATGCCCAAACTCTTCTTCGCAGTATTCGTCTAGTAGATCGCTATTAAATTCAGTCATTTGACACTCTCCTCATACTCGTTAATAGATTCCACTTCAATTTCATAAACTGAGAATTGATCAGCCTCGTCTAGTTCCATGGTGTTAGCCAAATTGACCGCCTCAAGTTCTGTTTCGGCATCAATGGTGTAGATAACTTCTATTGTTTTTTTAACAATGTATTCAGTCATTTCCTTCTCCCTGATAAACATTCCAGTCATCGCCTTCAGCCTTTTCCAGTGTTAAATTTACTCTTTCAACTGGTTTGGGTAGATCAATAACCATCGGGTAACTGCCCGAACATACAACTCGTTCAACCCTTAACAAGTAATACACATCGCCTTTATTTCTTTCCCAAATCTCATGCATATGTTTTTTGGCCTTGTCAGGACTGTTCCGCCAGTAACACAAAGCAGAAATTTGATCCCTTTTGCCGTTATTGTCTGAGCCACAGCCCATAAGAATATACTCGCCAACTTTTAAATCTCTTTGAAAATCCATAATATCTCCTAGCAGTTATGATCACCCCAATGGCAATCCCAATGCCCAACTGGGCATCAGGATTACAGCACTAGGATTTTTCTACTTCCGTGTCCAGTTCCAAATCAGATTCCATTTCATCTTCATCCCTTACAGGTGTCCAACAGTCATCGTTAAAGCCATCATCAGGATTGTGGTAGCACTCGCCCTCAAAGAAACAGCCCTCTTCATCGTAGTGCATACTGAATACAGTATCAGGATGCTGTTCACAGAACCAACTTAAAAAGTCCAATGGCGGACTCCAAGCAGTTTCAAAGTAAACCGAAATATCATTGATATTCTTGGCATTGAAGTCTTCCACCCTTGCATCCCACTTAGTTCCCCAGTTAGCAATGCACCAGTCATACCAGTGTTGATGACCATACTTTTCTTTGTTTCTTGCATACCGCTCTTGCATTTCATTATTTTTGTCAGTCCCATCGCCAAAATATCCAGCCTCAATTTGTAAATCTTCGGGGATTGGCATTAAGTCTTGAAATGGATTGGCAAACAGATCGCCATCTTCGTCTTTGTATTTTGGTCTGAAAGCCTCTGCAAGTATCTTTCCCCCTTTTGTAGTTCCGTCAATCGTCAGATTGTTATAGCACCAATTTGGCATATCAAATTTCCTCGTTATCTTTTAAAATTTCCCACTTGCCGTAGCCGTGTGGATGGTTAGTAAAAATGCCCTCAGCCTGATCGAATCGAATAAAAGACATCGCCTCGCTTAATCTTTTCTTCAAGTCTTCAGGATGGGCAGTGTTTGCAACATAAACTCTGATACATAATTTCATCAAACAACCTCTTCCTCTGTTTCAATGTCCCAGTAACCAGTTTTATTACCATTGGAATCGAGAACCATTCCATTGGTATCACCCCATGACATTTTGTTAATAATGAGCATTAGGTTTTCCATCAATTCAGCGTTAGCCATTCTTTCGTTAGTAACATACGCATCATTGTCTAATTTGATTTTGATAGTTAATTCCATTTAATTCTCCTCAATTTGTTCATCAACATCAGCCTGTGAATACCCTGTTAGTATCTCAGGGCGGTAAATTGCCAGTTTTTCCTGTTCACACACTTCGCAGACTCGTGTCAGGAAAATACCCTGTGCATCAAATACATCCCACGCATAGCCGTTGTGCCTGTGAAAGCCATACTGTTCAATATCCCTTGCCAAACCTTTTTTGCCGTCTAAGTCCATTATTTTAAAAGGGGTTTCCCCCTTTCCCTGTTTAGTATTCTGAGGTGAGCATCAGAACATTGTTAGTCAAAAAAAACTTGTAGATGCCTTCAGGACAGTCTGTAAACTCGATGTCCTTTGTTTTGATAACATTGTCATCACCATCTGTAACTGTGATACAAGCCGTGTTATTTTTTACAGTCAGTTTGATGCTAACAAAATCATCAGCAAAGCCACTGTAAAACTCTGTTCCAATGATGTCCAAGAACCAGTAAGCCCTCGCATGATCTGCAAAATACTGAACGCCATCTGTGTGAACCAGTTTCGGTGCGAACGCACAAGTTCTCCAATAGTTTTCAGTGCCAGTAAAACCACTCAAATCCATGACAGTTTTCATTTTTACCCCTTTAAAATAAAGATACATTGATAAAATTCATGATTAAAACTCCTAGCAGTTGTTTGTCAAAGACCGCAAATCTGCGGTTTCGGGTAATGAACCCATCATCAGTTTGACTTGCCCAACATCTCCGATAGTTGATTGAATACGGATTGTTTGTTGCCCTTTAATCCCAGTTCGTCCTTGATAATGGAGTAAGCGGATCTGCCACTTCTCTTCATTCCAATGAGTTCCAAGCGTAACATTTGGCGCAAGGTCAGCAGTCGAAAGTGCTCGATCTGATTAGTTGTATTAAGCATTTTTACCTTTCAATATTTGTTCGTAAATTTCTTTTTGATCTTCATTTACTAATTCACCCATGGGTTTGGATTCATTATCTTTAACCCAAACATAATGGAATTGGTGCGCCATGTGATCAGCACAGACTCGTTTGAGATCGTTGTAGGTTAAGTAACCATTGATCCATTCCATGCACTGCGCCCAAGACTGGCATTGATGTTCAGCCACTTGTTCACCATTTTTACTCACGATAACAGTTGTGATCATTTAAAACTCCTGTGGTCGAAATGACTGGAACCAGTCTAGTAAATACTTTTTTGCCTGTTGTTTGTTCAGACCGAATTCATCCATTAGGTAAGAGACTGCACCAAACATATTGATCTCACCTGACTCACGCAGTTCGAGTAAGAAATCATTGATCTGTAGTTCTAAATCATCCATTGTGTGCCCTCCACTGCAAGGCAAAGCGCTATCATCAGCGCAATAAAAACGGCACAGATAATAAACAGACCGATCTCGTAGAATTTCATAACCATCCTTTCGCATAAAAATAGATATAAGACAGACCAAGAGTAATCGCAACAGTGAATACTCCGCACCACACATACTCCCAAAACATTCCCTCGAATAACAATTTAAATAGTTTCATCTTCATCCTCCTCGTAACAGGGTTGTGTGCCATTGCAACATTTGTAACAGGTATAAGGTGTCCCAGTTTCATCGGTGTCACTGAACCAGTAACCACCACACGAAGGGCAGTCAATCTCTTTCATAGAACCACCATTGGGTGGACTATTTCAATTTTGTAACCTAGTTGTTTGATTGTGATAATCGCAGAGTTAGTCAATGTCTTATTGCCTGACAGGGTTGCTAACCTTTTAGCAGTATCGCAAACTGGGTAGACAGTCTTCACACCATATACACTACGAATTTCTACTTGAATGTTCATCTTATTTACTCCTAGCAGTTGATCAGGACTCTAGTTTTGCATCCTATTACTTGACTGTCAAGCACTTTTGTTGTTTATTTTAAAATATTTTTTGTCGGGCGGAAATAGCGAAGCGAGATAGTGTTGCATCTATTGTAGAGAGTGATTAGAATACAAGGGATGGATACCCACAAAATACCTAAGCGATTATCAAAGGCACAAATTAAAGAAGTGTTGGATCATACTCCAATGGAAGCGATACTAATGGGCGGTATGACAAGCAAGCAGAAAACACTAACGGCTAGTCAAATCAAGTTCGCAGAAGAAATAGCAAAGGGTAAGACTAAAGCAGAAGCGTATAGACAGAGTAGACCAAACGGAAGAAAGAGTAAGGCATCACCAAAGGTAGCGAGCACTAAAGGACAGGAGTTATGTAAGACGGATGCAATACAGAGTCAGGTCGAAGCGTTTAAGGTGGCACTTGAGGCACAGAAATATCAAACTCCTGCTCATATAAGGGCACTGGTAATAAACAAACTAACAGAGAAGGTGTTAGATCCAAAGGTTGGGGACAGTCAGCAATTGACGGCACTAAAACTTCTAGGACAGATTACTGAGGTAGGACTGTTCACAGAGAGAAGAGAGACAGTTACTATTAGTAGCAGTGAAGTAATGAAGGAGAAGTTACTGGCAACAATGAGACTTGCTATGAGGTCGAATGGTTATGTAGATGTCGTGGACTCATCGAAAGCGGATGACTTGCTCGCAGAATTGTCAGGGGTGGCCTCGGAAAACGGGGATCTTGTGAACCCACAGGGGGCGGAACCCGAATTTTCGACACCCGAAACTTCGGCAACTTTGCATAGTATTCCAGACATTGAAACTCCACAAAAAATAGAAGATAAAAATCTATATCTAACACCTGTTAGATATGAAAATTCAATAGAATCAGATACTTGCGAAGGGGGTGGGGTGCAAAATCCACCGGAAAGCGAAAAAAATAATAATACAGAAAAGCCCCCCGTCACTGTTTGGACAGAAAAATAGGGGGGGGTATGAAAAATGATGATGTTGAACATATAGAGGTATTGGATTACTTGCTTGGTTTAATGGATACAGATCCTAAGAAATTAAAATTGATTATGTTCATAATGATTCAGAATTTAAAGTTGCGGGAAAGTGTAGCAATGACGTATGAAGTAATAGAGAAGGCTAAGAAATGAAGACGATTATTCATGTTAACCAGCATGAGATAAAAAAGAACACAAAAAACGGCACGGATAACCCTGTGCTTACGGTTAAGACGTATAAGTCAAATACATACGCTACATCTGTAGATATACTTGGTCCTAGTAAGATTGTGTACAGCCCACACAAACCATTGAGTTGCGGCGCACGGGTTTGGATTGAAACCGAGGCAGAGGTAATTTGCGAGGGTGTGGTATGACAGAAGCGCAAAGAGAAATATTTGACATCATAGATGCATGGTGGAAGAAGTATGGGTTCGGTCCGTCTATTGATGACATAATGAGAATAACTGGCAAAACAGGCCGTGGGAATATAAATCGTAAAATGAAAAGTTTAGTTGATCTTGGCGTGTGTAAGGGTATAAAGGGTAGAGCTAGATCTATTCGCCCATCGTATTTAAAGGTCAGGGATATTAGTGGACTTTGAATCTTTTATCAGTGGGCTTAACGAAGCGGACAGAGAAAACCTGTTAGTCATAACACAGGCATATCAAGAGTCGTTGACGCGGGAAAAGAGTCAAACAAGCTTTATGACGTTTGTTAATGAAATGTGGCCCGGATTTATTTTGGGTAGACACCATGCACTAATGGCAAAAAAATTCGAAGAGATAGCGGAAGGGAAGACTCGGCGATTAATTATTAATATGCCACCAAGACATACAAAGTCAGAGTTTGCTAGTTATCTTCTACCGGCATGGTTCTTGGGTAGATACCCCCATAAAAAAATTATTCAGTGTTCTAATACAGCCGAGCTGGCGGTTGGATTTGGACGAAAGGTCAGAAACTTAGTAGGCGGAGAGCATTATGCAAAGGTATTCCCAAATGTCAGTTTGCGGTCAGATAGTAAAGCTGCTGGTCGTTGGTCCACTAATTCTAATGGCGAGTATTTTGCTATTGGTGTGGGCGGGACTGTTACTGGTAAAGGAGCTGATCTGCTTATTATTGATGACCCACATTCCGAACAAGAAGCAGCGTTAGCCGCTGGAGACCCTTCGGTCTACGATAAGGTCCACGAATGGTTTACATCTGGTCCAAGACAGCGTTTGCAACCGGGCGGAAGTATAGTAATCGTGATGACAAGGTGGGGAAAAAGGGATTTGACGGGTAAAGTCCTGCAATCAATGATAGAAAGAGATGGCGATGAGTGGGAAATCATCCAGTTACCAGCTATTATGCCCTCAGAAAAACCATTATGGCCTGAATTTTGGAGTTTAGACGAGTTACTTAAATTAAGAAACGAACTTCCCATTGCAAAATGGCAGGCACAGTACCAACAGGACCCTACTTCGGAAGAAGGTGCGATAATAAAACGGGAATGGTGGAAGATTTGGGAGCCAGAAAGACCGCCAAGGTGTGAGTTTATCATCCAAAGCTGGGATACTGCGTTTACAAAATCAGAACGGGCTGACTATTCAGCGTGTACAACATGGGGTGTGTTTTATAAAGACGAAAACGAGGCGGATCCCAATGTTATTCTGTTAGACGCATTTAAACGGCGCATGGAATTTCCAGAATTAAAAGAAAAAGCAATGGAACATTACCGAGAATGGGAGCCTGATGCGTTTGTAGTAGAGGCAAAAGCTTCGGGAGCACCACTGATTTTTGAATTACGGGCAATGGGTATCCCCGTCCAAGAGTTTACACCGACAAGGGGTAATGATAAGATAGTCCGTATTAATAGTGTATCCGATTTATTTTCTTCTGGGAAGGTGTGGGCACCAACTACAAGATGGGCAGAAGAAGTTATGGAAGAAATGGCAGCGTTTCCAAATTCAGACCACGATGACTTAGTGGACAGCAGTACACAGGCGTTGATTAGATTTAGAAAAGGTGGATTTTTAAAACTTCCCTCTGATGAGGAGGACGAAGTAAGATCCTTTAGACGTAAAGCAGCATATTACTAGGACATATTATGGAAAAAAGTTTATACGCAGCTCCTATTGGGCTAAACGAAGAAATAGAAATGCCCGATATTGAGATTGAGATTGAAGTTCCGGTTGGGTTAGAAGCGTTAGAGATTGATGTCATAGAAGAAGATGAATTTAACGCAAACCTTGCTGAGAAGTTAGACGAAAAATTACTAACTGAAATAGCTGGTGAGCTTCTGTCAGACTTTGAAGATGACGTATCTGCACGGAAAGATTGGATTCAAACTTACGTTGACGGCCTTGAGCTGTTGGGTATGCGAATTGAAGAAAGAACCGAACCATGGGAAGGAGCTTGCGGTGTATATCATCCCCTTTTATCTGAAGCTCTTGTTAAGTTCCAAGCTGAAACCATCATGGAAACTTTCCCAGCTGCGGGTCCCGTTAAAACGCAGATTGTTGGTAAAGAAACACCCGAAAAGAAAGACGCTGCGCTAAGAGTTCAAGATGACATGAACTATCAGTTGACAGATGTGATGACTGAGTACCGACCAGAACACGAGAGGATGATTTGGGGACTAGGGCTTTCAGGTAATGCGTTTAAGAAAGTCTACTTTGATCCAGCGTTAAACCGGCAAGTATCAATGTTTATCCCCGCCGAAGATATAGTCGTGCCTTACGGTGCGTCAAGTCTAGAACAGTCACCACGAGTAACGCATGTTATGCGAAAAACCGAGAATGAGGTTAAGCGGTTACAGCATGCAGGGTTTTATCGAGATGTAGACTTAGGCGATGCAAGCTCATCGCTAGACGAGGTAGAAAAAAAGATAGCAGAAAAGATGGGATTCCGTGCAACTACGGATGACCGTTACAAACTTCTTGAAATGCACGTTGACTTAGACTTAGATGGATACGAGGACAAAGAAGACGGAGAGGCTACGGGAATTGCTCTACCGTATGTAGTAACCATAGATAAGGATTCAGAAATTATCTTATCTATTCGGCGTAACTGGAGGCCAGAAGATGAAACTCATCAAAAAAGACAGCATTTTGTACATTATGGCTATGTTCCGGGCTTTGGTTTCTACTGTTTTGGTCTTATCCATCTTGTTGGTGCTTTTGCCAAGTCTGGTACTTCCCTTATACGTCAATTGGTGGACGCAGGCACACTATCCAACTTGCCGGGTGGCTTTAAAACCCGTGGATTGCGAATCAAAGGAGACGACACGCCAATAGCTCCGGGCGAATGGCGTGATGCTGACGTTCCAAGTGGAGCACTCAAAGACAACTTAATGAGTCTGCCTTACAAAGAACCAAGTCAGGTTTTGTATAGTCTATTAGGTACTATTGTAGAAGAAGGCCGTAGATTTGCCTCGGCAGCAGATATGAAAATATCTGATATGTCAGCCAACTCTCCTGTTGGAACTACGTTAGCTATATTAGAGCGTACCTTAAAAGTAATGAGTGCGGTTCAGTCTCGTATCCACTACTCAATGAAACAGGAATTAAAGTTACTCAAAGAAATTATCCGTGACTACACTCCTGAAGATTACGACTACGAACCAGAAGAAGGTAGCCCAAAGGCCAAACAGTCGGATTATGACTTAGTTACCGTGATACCTGTCAGTGATCCAAATGCTGCAACCATGGCACAAAAGATTGTTCAGTATCAGGCGGTTCTTCAGTTAGCTCAGGGTGCACCACAGATATATAACATGCCACAGTTACACCGGCAGATGTTGGAAGTTTTAGGTATTCGGAACCCACAGAAGTTAATTCCTTTACCCGAAGACAAAAAACCAAAAGATCCGATTACTGAAAATATGGATGTTATTAATAGTAAACCGCTTAAAGCGTTTATCTATCAGGATCAGGAAGCGCACATTACAGCGCATACAAACTTCCTAAAAGATCCATTAACAGCCAAGATTATTGGCCAGAATCCACAAGCTCAAGTAATGATGGCTGCTATGCAAGCACATATAGCAGAACACTTTGGATTTAAGTATCGTCAACTAATAGAACAGCAGTTGGGTGCACCGCTCCCGTATCTACAGGAAGACGAAGATACAATGCCGGAAGAGTACGAAGTCCAGATTTCAAGGTTGATTGCTCAAGCATCATCGCAATTACTCCAGCAGAATATGGCACAAGCATCTCAAGAGCAAGCGCAACAACAGCAACAAGATCCAATTATTCAAATGCAACAACAAGAATTACAGATCAAGATGCAAGATGTACAGCGTAAAGCCCAAAAAGATCAAGTGGATGCACAGCTTAAAGGACAACAACTTCAGATTGAGCGAGAGCGTATACAAGCTCAAATAGATATTGAAGGTCAAAAAGCTGGCGCTAAGATGGCTTACGACAAAGACAAGCTAGATCGAGACAGCGAGATGCAAGCAACACAGATGGGCATTGACATGGCAGCTGAAAGAGAACGAAACGCCATGAATAAAGAAGCAAATAGGCAAAAAAGCATTATGGCAGCAAGACAAAGAAGTTCAAAAATAGGGAATAAAAAATGAGAGCACTTGAAATTTTAGTACAGCAGATAGACGAAAAAATTGCACAACTAAAAGAAGCAGTAACAACAGGTAATTTTGAATTATTCGAAGAGTATAAAAGAACGTGTGGCGAGATTCGAGGTCTGCTAGTTGCACGGGGTTACGCATTAGACCTCAAAGATAGATTGGAGAAGGCAGACGATGAATGATTTATCCCAAGCAGTAGATTTGTCTTTAGTTCTGAATAAAAAGAACGAAGAGAAAGCAACACAGCTCCCAAAACCATCTGGATATCGCATGTTATGTGCAATTCCAGAGGCTGAAAAAGAGCACGATGGAGGCATCCTCAAGTCAGACGAAACAATGCGAAACGAAGAAACGCTTACGACAGTGTTGTTTGTAATAGATTTAGGACCCGATTGTTATGTTGATAAAGCTAAGTTTCCAACTGGGCCGTGGTGTAAAAAAGGTGATTTTGTCCTAGTACGCCCCCACGCAGGCACAAGGTTAGTCATTCATGGCAGAGAGTTCCGCATTATTAATGACGATTCAGTAGAAGGTGTAGTAGACGATCCCCGTGGTATTAGACGAAAATAAGGAGCTTACGATGGCAGAAACCAAAGAAACAACATTTGAAGAATACAAATTTCCAGATGAAGCAGACAAAATAGAGGTTGAGGTAGAAAGTGACGTTCCTAAACAGGATCGTGGCAGAACACCATCAGAGCCTGAATTTGTCGAGAGCATGGAAAATGACGAGCTTGATGAATATTCTGAAGCAGCTAAACAAAAAATAGCTGGATTTAGGAAGATTTATCACGATGAGCGCCGTAGAGCAGAAGAGGCTGACCGTGAACGACAAGAGGCTATAGCTCTTGCTAAACAGTTATTTGAGGAAAACAAAAACCTAAAAGGCAGAGTTAACAACAGTGAAAAGTATGCTGTTGATTCATTTAAGACATCTGCAGAGCGTGAATTAGAGATGGCTAAAAAGGAATACAAGGAAGCCTATGACTCTGGAGATGGCGATAGACTAGTCGAAGCACAAGAAAAAATGACTACTGCCCGTATTAAATTAGACAAGGCAGACAATGTTGCACAAAACATGCAACAAAAAAATGCTTTACAAGAAGAGCAAAATGAAGTAAAAATACAAAATCAGGCGGAAAAACCCGTCCGTGATCAAAAAGCCTCCTCATGGCAAGACCGAAACTCTTGGTTTGGGCAGGATGATGAAATGACAAGTCTAGCTTTAGGGCTACACGAAAAGCTTGTCAAAGAAAACGGAATGGCGTATGCTACCACTGACGAGTATTACAAACGTATAGACGAAACTATGCGTAAAAGATTTCCTGAAAATTTTGAAGAGGTTGAAGACGAAAAACCACGACAAAAACCGAGTACCGTAGTTGCATCAGCTAGTCGTAGTACATCTTCGAAAAAGGTGAGACTAACAACATCGCAGCAATCAATTGCTAAAAGGTTGGGACTAACAAATGAGCAATACGCTCGTGAACTTATAAAGGAATAGTAACATGACTACGAATAGAAATACCCGTGAAATAGAAACTCGTGACGTGCAGGAACGTCCCAAGCAGTGGATGCCTCCTGAGCTTCTCCCTGAACCGGATAAGCAACCCGGATACGCTTATAGATGGATTCGTGTTTCAACACTTAATGCGGCAGATCCAAGAAATATCTCATCGAAACTGAGAGAAGGTTGGGAGCCGGTTGGTATTGAAGAACAACCCAAGTACAGACTGTTAGCCAGTGGCGATGGAAAGTTTAAAGACAACATTGAAATTGGCGGGTTATTGCTTTGCAAGACTCCGGAAGAGTTTGTTGCTCAACGTACCGAACATTACGATAAGCAAACAAGAGCTCAAACGGATGCTGTGGACAATAATTTAATGCGCCAAAGTGACCCAAGGATGCCGCTCTTTAACGAGAGACGATCTACGAGTACCTTTGGTAAAGGAACTTAACTTTATTAATGGAGATTTAAATGGCAGCTTATCCTACCGTTAGTGCGCCGTATGGCATTAAGCCCGTTAATTTAATTGGGGGTCAAGTATTTGCTGGGTCAACTCGGAATGAACCGATTGCCTACAATTACGGAACCGCAATTTTTTACGGCGATCCTGTCCAACTATCTGGTGGCTATACTATTCTAGCTCCCGGTGGTGCTTCTTTAACAGGTGCGTCATATGTTAAAGGCACAGTTGGTATTTTTATGGGATGTTATTACACAAACCCAACAACCAAACAGCGTCAATATGCGCAATACTATCCCGGCAATGTATTAGCTGGCGATATTACTGCTATTATTGCTGATGACCCTGATCAAGTGTTTAAAGTTGCAGTTACAGCTGCTGCTGGTAGCACAACAATCGCTTCCTTGCCACAAAGCATGGTTGGTCTAAACGTAGTTGGTAACACGTTGACTGGCTCTACTTCTACTGGTAATTCTGCCGCCGCTGTTGTTGCTTCTGCAACTACTACTGCGCTAGGTTCTGGTGGTGTATGGCGTGTATTAAACGTGGTTCCTGATACACAAATTAGTACTTCTTGTACTTATGTATCTGGCGCTACCACAACATCTTTTGTTGTATCTGGATTACCTGTAGGGCTTTATATCCCTATTGGAACAGATATTTTCCAAAGTGTTAATGGTCAACTACAGAGTATTGTGTCTGCAACCACAGCAGCAACGACTGTAACAACAACTGGAAGCACTACGCTTACAGCTGTTGCTTCAACAGTAACTCCATCGGCAAGTGCTACTATTGCTTTAGTTCAATCCCCGGAAGTACTCGTGAAATTCAATATGACTGTTCACGCTTACTACGCAATTTAATCTAGGAGAATTTAAATGGCTATTTCACGCGCACAACTACTGAAAGAGTTGCTCCCCGGATTGAATGCATTATTCGGTTTGGAGTACGCAACTTACGGACAACAACACAAAGAGATTTATGAAACAGAAACCTCTGAGCGTTCGTTCGAAGAAGAAACAAAACTGTCTGGATTCTCAGCCGCTCCGGTTAAGAATGAAGGTTCTGCCATTGCTTATGACAATGCGCAAGAAGCTTGGACAGCTCGCTACAACCACGAAACTATCGCCCTTGGCTTTAGCTTGACTGAAGAAGCAATCGAAGATAACCTCTACGATTCTTTATCAGCTCGCTATACTAAAGGTCTAGCTCGTGCTATGGCTTACACTAAACAAGTGAAAGCTGCTGCTGTTATTAACAACGGCTTCTCCGCAGCTTATGCTGGTGGCGATGGCGTTGCTTTATTCAGCACTGCTCACCCACTAGTTAGTGGAGCATTTAACAGCAACACTCCATCTGTTCCTGCTGACTTGAATGAGACTTCGTTGGAAAACGCAGTTATTCAAATCGCCGCTTGGACTGATGAGCGTAGTTTGTTAATTGCAGCTAAGCCTCGTAAATTGGTTGTTCCTCCTGCACTACAGTTCGTTGCTACTCGTTTGTTAGAGACTGAACTCCGTGTTGGTACAACTGATAACGACATCAATGCGTTAAAGAACAACGGTTCTATTCCAGAAGGCTACACAGTTAACAACTTCCTAACCGATTCAAACGGTTGGTATTTGTGTACTGATGTACCTAACGGCATGAAGCACTTTGTTCGTACACCACTATCCAACTCTATGGATGGCGATTTCGACACAGGTAACGTACGTTACAAGTCTCGTGAGCGTTATTCATTTGGTTGGTCAGATCCATTAGGCATGTACGGTTCACCCGGAGCTTAATGGTTTTATAAGAACCCCACTCAAAAGGTGGGGTTTTTTATTATTAAAAAACATTTAAAACATTAAAAAACATTTAAAATAGTTGCACAAAGTTTAAAATGTAGTATGATTAATTATCTGGGTAATTCCAGCTTATTAAACTGCACCCAGCAGACGATATACCGATTAGTAAGCTTAACTTGTATATAGGAGAACTCTCATGGGTTTAGCTTCGCATTTAGGTCCTTGGCTATTAGGAACCGTTAAAAATACTACTGGCTCAACAGCTGGAACACTACGCAATATGGGCGCAACTACTGTAGCTCAATCTGTTGCTATTGCTTATACAGACATTACTGCTGGAACATACGCATTTACATTGCCAGCTGGAGCACAAATTCTAGATGCTCAGTTTAATACAACAGTTGCTTATGCAACTACTACCCCTACATACGCTTTGTTTGTAAATGGTACAGCTATTAACACAGCAGCTAACGGTAGCGTATTTACTAACACAGGTATTGTTAACTTATTACTTGGTAATAACAGTGCAGCTGCGGCAGTTCTTTGTTCTAACGTAGGTTCAACTGATGCGGTAATTACATTTACTCAAGCTAACGTAACAGCTACTTCAGGTGCTGGTATCTTAACTATAAGATATATAGTTAAGCAATCAGACGGTACATACGTTCCTACAGCACAACAGGCTTAATTAATCTGGGGGTTCGCCCCCTTTTAACTTTAGGAGATTAATTATGGGTATGCAAACCGATGTACAAGCTGCACACGTTGAAGCAACGGGTACTATGGTAAGTTACGGTACTCGTGTTAAAGGCTATCAGTTTTTAACTGGTGGAACTGCTGGAGACATTATCCTTCGTGATGGTGGCGCTACTGGTATTGTTCGACTGCAATTTAACATTTCTGCAACACCAACAAATCCTTTATCTTTTTTAATTCCCGGTGAAGGAATTTTATTTAGAACAGATGTTCATGTAACTTTGCCAACTGGCGCAAAAATCACGGTGTTTTATGGCTAAGAAAAAAGGTCCGTCTCTGGCTATTGGTAGGGGTGAGAAGCTACCTGTATCTAAAGGGGCGGGCCTTACTGCAAAAGGCAGAGCTAAGTATAATGCGGCTACGGGGTCTAATCTAAAGGCTCCGCAACCACAAGGTGGCGCAAGAAAGAGGTCATTCTGCGCTAGAATGTCAGGGATGCCCGGACCAATGAAAGACGAGAACGGCAAACCAACTAGGAAGGCTGCTAGTCTAAAGAGATGGAAATGCTAAACATGATGGAATTATGGACAAGCGGACTGACTATACTAATAGCAGTAATTGGATACATGATGCACGAAAAGTTTGCAGAGTTAGCCCGTATTAGTATTTTGTTAAACAAAACAAGAGAAGAGGTAGCCCGTGATAACGTCACTAAAGCAGAAGTTGACCGCATTGTTGAACACATTGACGCAAGGTTTAACAAGCTTGAAAACAAAATTGATCAGCTTATTTCGAGATAAAGATGCCACGAGCTAAATACGATCCAACTGCTGATCTCTATGTAACTGGCGATAGAGATATAGAAGAATCGTTGTCTAGTAAAATAGCTAAAAGTGCTATGCCTGAAGACAGTGATGAGGCAAGATATAGAGCAGATTTTCCAAACTTTGCAAAAACACCATTTTCTTTGGGTGGTGGATCTATGCCATCACCGCCACCTGAAAGCGGTATGCCAACACCAAAGGGCGCATTTGCTAGGCTAGGACTTAACAAAAAAACAGATTACGGAGAATTTGGAATAGGTGGATCAGGAGTTCATTTAGAAACTCCTCAAGGTGAAAAAATAACTAAATTTACAGGAACAGATATAAATTACAAAAAAGATGGACTTAGATTAGGGCTTAATAAAGGTGCAGGGGGCCGTTCTAAACCAAATTTAACCGTTGGAATTGGAGGAACTTTTAAAAAAGGTGGCACTGTATCAAGCGCATCTAAAAGAGCTGACGGTTGCGCAATTAAAGGAAAAACAAGAGGACGGATAATATAATGGCTGATATAGAAGAATTTTCAAACGCATTAAAATCTGGCAAAGCAACAGACAAAAAAATGCTGGTTAAACCAAACAAAGATTATGCTTTTGAAATGAATGGTAGAGATATAAACGATGTCCCATTAAAAAAATTAACTCCAACTGATTCAAAAATAAAAACAGGGGTAGAAGGTTTTGATAATATTCCAGTAAATAAAATAAAGTCTATGAAAAAAGGCGGATCTGTATCTAGTGCGTCTAAACGTGCAGACGGATGCTGTATTAAAGGCAAGACCAAAGGGAGAATGGTGTAATGGCTGGCAAAATTCTTGGTAGGTTAAATAAACCAGCAAAAGAAGGGTACGATTACAAGTCTCCTAATCAAACTAATGCTCAAGACTATACAGCAAATTTAAACGAAGATTTTTTAAAATCTGTTAAAGCAGATAATGAACGCATTAAAAAAGGATTAGATGCTGCAGGAGAAAGCCCAGCACAAACAGAATCAAGACGTAACAGTCCACATGGAAACCTGTCGCAAAAAGATGCAGCGGGGCGTGGAATTACTCGACATATGAGTAGGGCTGGTGTTTTAGGAACTGGATTGGGAATTGGGTCGGTAATAGGAAACGAATTAAATAAAAATTATCCAGATTTGGGTAAAAACATTGTAGAAAAATCAGGCATTGGTCCAGCAATTGACAAAGTTGTTAACATGCGTGATAAAGCTGAATTATCTAAAAGTTCTAAAGAACGATTAAAAGAATATGGCGAGGAAGGCCTTAGTCGTGGTCCTCGCATTTCTGAAAATGAATCTACTAAAGAAATGTTAGATTCGTTTGGTAGATCAGGTATGAAAAAAGGTGGCGTTGTTCGATCAAAAGCATCAAAACGTGCGGATGGTATAGCAAGAAAAGGTTTTACTCGTGCCTAGTAAATCAAAAAAGCAACATAATTTTATGGAAGCAATAGCTCATAATAAAGCTTTTGCTAAGAAGGTAGGTGTCCCACAGTCTGTGGGGCGTGAATTTTCAAACGCCGACAAAGGCAAAACTTTTAAAAAAGGTGGTGATACTATGGCTTCAAAAATGGATCCTAAAATGATGGCAGCATTAATGGCAGCTAAAAGACCAGCAATGCCTAAAAGAGCTTCAATGCCACAAATGCCAATGCGTGGTCGTATGGGTATGGATAATCAAACTGGTCAAGCTGGAATGCCTCAACCCGGAACGCCTGCAATGCCAATGAAAAAAGGTGGAATGGCTCATTCTGAAAAGAGTGAAATGAAATCCGATATGGCTCAAGATAAAGCTATGATTAAAAAAGCTATTCGACAGCATGATGAGCAAGAGCACAAAGGCGGTAAAGGTACTAAGCTTAAACTAGCCAAAGGTGGATCTTTCCGTTCAGCCGCTAACGGTGTTGCAAAAAAAGGTTTAACTAAAGGTACAATGGTAAGAATGAACAAGGGCGGAGCTTGTTAACATGGCTAACATACGCAAACCAACTTACAAAGAAGTAGAAAAACTAGATAGATCCCGTGAATTAATGCAAAGCGGTATTGAAGGGGAAAAAGACTTTCTATCTAAAATATCTACAACAATGGCTAAATCTGCCCGTGATGAAATTCGTACTGGTAAAAAAATGAGGGAATCAGTTCCAGAGCCAGTTCGTGAATATGAAGCTTACCAAGGTGCGGGATATAAAAAAGGTGGTAGTGTTGGTAGTGCATCTAAACGTGCTGATGGTTGCGCTATTCGTGGCAAGACTAAAGGAACAATTGTAATGTGTGGTGGAGGTATGTACAAAAAATGAGGCCATCTCGTGGAATGGGTGCAATAAGCCCATCTAAAATGCCCGGCGGTAAAAAGAAAGCTCGTAGAGATAATACGGACTTTACTCAATTTGCCGAGGGTGGTAAAGTCGGTTTATATGATAATATCAATGCAAAGCGTAAAAGAATTGCTGCTGGTTCTGGGGAGAAAATGCGGAAAGTCGGAGCCAAAGGTGCCCCCTCCGCAATGGATTTCATCAATTCAGCAAAGACGGCTAAAAAGAGGAAGTAATGACAACTTCAGGAATCACAACATTTAATCTAGACCTTAACAACCTTGTTGAAGAGGCTTTTGAGCGTTGCGGTTCTCAGTTGCGTAGCGGTTATGACTTGCGCACTGCCCGTAGATCTTTAAACTTATTAAGTATTGAATGGGCTAACCGTGGTATTAATCTATGGACTATTGAGCAAGGACAGATAAACCTTGTTACAGGACAGGCGTTATACGCTATACCAAACAATACAATAGACCTATTAGATATGGTTATCCGTCAGAATAACGGATCAGCAAGCAATCAGGTTGACATAAACATTAGCCGTATATCTGAGTCTACTTACTCTACTATTCCTAATAAACTAACTACGGGTAGACCAATTCAAGTATGGATTAACCGTCAAACTGCAATGACTAATGCTGTAGCATCTACTGTGTTAGCAAACAATAGTGGAACGGTAACTGCAACAGCTACTTCAATTAATGTTTCATCAAGCGCTAATTTACCAAGTGCCGGATTTGTATTAATAGGCACAGAGGTTATTAGTTATCCAAACATAGTAGGTAATACCCTAACTAACTGTGCTCGTGGGCAGAACGGAACGACTGCTACTACTCATGCTGATGGCGCATCTGTAACTATTCAGAATTTGCCATGTATAAATGTTTGGCCTACACCTGATGCTGGCGGAGCACCATATACTTTTGTTTACTGGCGTATGCGTAGAATACAAGATGCCGGCAATGGTACAACAGAACAGGATATTCCGTTTAGATTATTACCTTGCATGGTAGCTGGACTAGCGTTTTATATGGCGCAGAAACTACCAGAAGGACAAGCACGGATAGGATTTTTAAAGCAAGAGTACGAAGAACAATGGTTACTGGCATCTACAGAAGATAGGGATAAAGCGCCTTCTAGATTTGTGCCAAGGACTTTATTCTATGCCTAATAAGTTTAGTAGTGGCAAGTTTGCAATTGCCGAATGTGATAGATGTGGTCAGCGGTTTAAGTTAAAAGAACTTAGAAAGCTGGTCATTAAGCAGCAAATGAAGAATATTAAAGTTTGTAATGAGTGTTGGGAGCCTGATCAACCGCAGTTATCTTTAGGTATGTACCCTGTAGATGATCCGCAAGCGGTAAGAGAGCCAAGACCTGATACAAGTTACTTAGCTTCTGGTGTAAGCGGTTTACAGATTCAAAACGGTACTAATAATACTATAGATGAAAATGGATACCAAGAAGGCGGTAGTAGAGTATTTGAATGGGGATGGGCACCTGTTGGTGGATCTAGAAGTTTTGATAGAGTTTTAACACCCAATGCATTGGTTGCAACGGGAACTGTAAATAGTGTAACAATCTCGACAACTTAGGAGTGTAAAATGGGATATAGAAAATCAGCCGATGGAGTAGCAAAAAAAGGTAAAACTGAAGGTACAAATTTAGGAAATTCTGGACCAACATCTAAAACACAAAATGGCCCAATAAAAAATGGCGTAGGAAAAACTAATGCTAATATGAAATCAATGGGACGTAATTTAGCTAAATTAGCTGCACAAAGGGGAAGATAATGGCAAAGTTTTCAAAAAAAATGATGGGTAAAGAAGTTGGTGATGCTAGTGTCTATGCAGAGCCACATACTATGTCTGGTAAAAAACTCTCTATGAAAACCAATAGTGGTACTGGTGCGCAGTTAATGGACAAAATGAATATTGCAGTTGGTGGAATTAGCAAAGGAAGTTATACTCCAGAGAACCCTAACGGTGCTATTAAAATTCGTGGTACAGGCGCTGCAACTAAAGGTTTAATGGCTAGAGGGCCAATGGCTTAATGAATTACACTGAATTAAAAGCCGCTATAGAGGCATACGCTGAAAACTACGATACTGGAACAGGTGGTTTCGTAGAAAATATTCCTGTGTTTGTACAACAGGCAGAACAGCGTATTTATAATACAGTTCAGTTACCTTCGTTACGAAAAAATGTATTGGGTAATTTAACTGTTAATAATAAATATTTGTCAGCACCTACTGATTATTTGGCTACTTATTCTTTAGCTGTTATTGAAAATGCTGGGACAGCTACAGAAACATACACGTTTTTATTAAATAAAGATGTAAACTTTATTCGTGAAGCGTATCCAACACCAGCAGATACGGGTTTACCCGCATACTATGCATTATTTGGACCACAATTTTCTTCTCCAAACGAGTTAAGTTTTATTATAGGGCCTACTCCAAACAGCAACTACACAGTAGAATTACATTATTTCTACTATCCACAATCTATTGTTACCGCTGGCACTACTTGGCTTGGTGATAACTTTGATACTGTTCTTCTATATGGCTCACTGCTAGAGGCAGCGGCGTATATGAAATCAGATGCAGAACTTATTAATTTTTATAAAGATCGTTATACAGAATCATTAGCTCTCTTAACTAGATTAGGTAACGGACTTGAGCGTGGTGATGCATATCGTGATGGTCAGACTAAACTGAACACAAACCTTAAAGGTAATGTTGTAGCATGACCATAATCCAAGGACAAACTACAAGGTTTAAGACCGATGCGCTTAGTGGATTGGTTAATTTTGCTGTTGGAACTTCTTATACTTACAAAATTGCTTTGTATAATGCAAACGCTGAGTTAAATAATTCAACGGCGGTATATACAACTTTAAATGAAATTACAGGTACAGGATACACAGCTGGCGGAAAAGATTTAGTTATATCAACAAGGCCTACTGGAGATATATCAAATAATGTGGCTTACATATCATTTGACCCAGTAACTTGGACGGGGGCATCCTTTACTTGTAGGGGTGCATTGATTTACAATAGTACAACAACCGCAACAGTAGCAGTTTTAAACTTTGGGTCAGATAAAACAACAACGGGTACGTTTACGATTACTTTCCCAACACCTAGTTCGACAACCGCAGTAATAACAATCTCTTAGGAGTAAATATGCACAAAGAAATTCAAGGTTTTGGCGATAACGCTATAGCCACATTACAAGCTAACGCTGTTATTCCTGAAGGAATGGGCGTTGATGGTCAATATATTGTTGAGTGTCGTGATGCTTCTGGCAATCTAAAGTGGGAAGAAAATTTTCCTAACTTAGTTGTAGCCGTAGGTAAAGAGTTAATGCTCAATACACTACTCAGAACATCTGGTACATACACTACAGTTGGACCGTTTTTAGGTCTAATTAATAACAGCACAACATTTGCTGCCGCAGATACAATGACTTCTAAAACATGGACTGAGCTAACAACTTATACAGTTGGTGGTTCAGCAGTTCGTGGAACAGCCGTATTTGCTGCTGCAAGTTCATCTGGTCTAACTCCATCAAACGTCACAACATCAACTGCAACTGCAATTACCTACACAATGACAGGTTCAGCTACAGTTTATGGATGTTTCTTGGTTACAGGTACAGGCGCTGTTAGTACAATCTCAAGCACGGCTGGAGTTTTATATTCTGAAGGAAACTTTAGTACAGCAAAAACCGTGACTTCAGGTGATACTGTTACTGTTACATATAGTACAACTGCTACAAGTTAAGGAGTCCTAAATGGCTCTCGTAGTTTATGACCGGGTTCAACAGACTGGGACTGCAAACACAACTGTTAGTTTTACACTAACTGGGAATGTAGACGGATTCCAGTCTTTTACGGTTGTTGGTAATACCAACACCACTTACTATGCTGCTACCGATTCTTCTGGAAATTGGGAAGTAGGTCTTGGCACATATTCAACTACAGGCCCTACTTTAACTCGTACAACGGTTTATTCTTCCTCAAACTCTAACGCTGCGGTTACATTTGTAGGTACTTGTAACATATTTGTTACTTACCCAGCTGGTAAATCTGTTAACTTAGATGCTTCTGGTAATGTTACACCGTTAGGTACAATTACTTCTGGCGTTTGGAATGGAACAACTATTCCTGTTGCTTATGGTGGTACAGGTGTAACAACTTCATCTGGCGCTAATTCTGTAATGTTACGGGATGCTAATCAAAATGTATCTATTAACCGACTTAACCAAAGCACTACTACAGTAACAGCGGCTGGTGGAACAACTACATTAACAGTTGCATCTACATTTAGTTGGGTGTTAAACGGCACGGGCGGGCAAACTTTTAAACTACCTGATGCAACAACACTAACTAACACAACTGCGTTTGAATTTAATAACAATGCTACTGGCACATTAACTATTGTTGATAACGCTTCTGGAGCAGTAGGTACTATAGCCCCCGGCGGCGCTGCAAATATATCTTTATTAGCTAATGTCACAGTGGCTGGTATATGGGACGTACACGCATACATACCTGAAAGCGTTCAATGGGGTACAAACTCTTTAGCTTTAAATGGTACTGTAATTACAGGGGGTACATGGAATGGTGGAACAGTTCAGCCTCCTTACGGTGGTACAGGATTAACTACATTTACTGCGGCTAACAATGCCCTTTACTCTACATCATCAAGTGCTTTAGCTGCTGGCACTCTACCTGTTGCAGCTGGTGGTACAGGTGTTACTACATCTACAGGTTCCGGAAATAATGTATTATCTAACTCTCCAACTTTAGTAACTCCAGCTTTAGGTACACCTAGCTCATTAGTTGGTACTAATATTACTGGAACCGCATCAGGATTTTCTATTGGCGGCAATGCAGCAACTGCTACATCTGCTACAACTTCTACTAATATTGCTGGTGGAGCGGCTAATCAAATACCTTATCAAAGTGGATCTAGTGCTACTACATTTGCTCCTGCCCCAGTAACAGCAAGCACATACTTGCAATGGACAGGAACTGGCTATGCTTGGGCGGCTACTACAGGTCCAACAGGTCCAACTGGACCAACAGGACCAACAGGTTCAACAGGCGCACCGGGGCCAACAGGACCTTTAGGGCCAACAGGTCCAACAGGTTCAACGGGTTCACCCGGACCAACAGGGCCAATAGGGCCAACTGGACCAACAGGAGCCACAGGACCAACTGGACCGGGAGCTACAGTAGCAGCAGGAACAACAAGCACTGGACCGGCATCTGTAACTAATGTAGGATCTCCTACTGCTGCGGTATTTAACTTTGTAGTTCCACAAGGGCCAACCGGACCGACAGGACCAACAGGCCCTTTAGGACCTCAAGGACCAACAGGGCCAACTGGACCTACAGGCCCAGCATCTACCGTTCCCGGACCAACTGGTCCTACCGGACCCACAGGACCTACTTCTACTGTTCCCGGACCTCCCGGACCTACTGGCTCAACAGGAAGCCCCGGACCTACTGGCCCTCTTGGACCTACTGGACCTACTGGTGGAACAGGCGCACCCGGTCCTACTGGCCCTACTGGACCAACTGGATCAACTGGGAGTCCCGGACCAACTGGACCCACAGGACCTTCTGGCGGACCCGGACCTACTGGAAGCCCCGGACCAACGGGACCTACTGGCCCAACAGGACCTACTGGACCTGTAAGTGTTGGTGCAGTTGTGCAAACTGTAAGTTTTAACACTATGACAGAGAATAGCTACGGACCCGGATACTGGGGTGATACTAGTGTAAACGTGGCTATTTACCCATACTATGCAAATAGTAAATTATTAATTACTGTTAGTTTAAGTGGTATATTTAGGTCGCCTACAGGTGGTGGTTACACTAATGCCAGAGTATTGTTAAATGGGGCTAGTCAAATAGGCGGACCATTTTATATGGCTTATGTTATTGGTTATGAAAGTACGGGGAGCACATATCAAGGCGCAAGCGCATCAATGCAATGGTTAGATGGTTCGTACGGCACAACTGGATTTTTGCAATACTATGTCCAACTTTTATTAGTTAATGGCGGTGTGGTTCAATTAAATAGGGATGCAGCTACCAATTCATCAATCACAATTCAGGAAATAAAACAGTAATGGCTATTCTTAACAACACAAGCGCATATATACTATTAAGCCATCCACATATTGTAAGAAAAATTGGCGATGTTTGTTATGATAAGGATGGTAATGAAGTTCAATATGATGAGGCTGTAGTTCAAGCATATATTGATGCCCAGCAGTATAAAGAGAAAAGAATGGTTGCGTATCCTAGTGTTGCCGACCAGCTTGATACTTTGTATCACGGCGGATATGATGCTTGGAAAGCCACAATTAAAAAAGTAAAAGACGAGATTCCTAAACCATGAGCCACTTACCCATTTGGTATTTATCCAATATAGATACAGCATTATGCGATGAATTAATAGCAGACGCTTCTACCCGTGATTACGAGCCTGCATCAATGGGTGAAACGTCTAGTGAAAGAAATGAAGAATATAGACAAACAGCAATACAGTTTTTAGCAAAAGACCATTGGCTAGAAAAATTCTTAAAAGAAATTGCTTATACAGGAAATGAAAATTGTAAATGGGACTTTTTACTTTCTGAGCACGAGCAAATACAGTTTGCTAGATACACACAAAAACATTTATACAATTGGCATACAGATACTTTTTTACTTGGTTTAAAACCACTTGACCGTAAAATTACTGTAGTCGCTTTATTAAATGACCCATCAGAGTTTACTGGTGGCGAGTTTAAAGTAAAGCTGTATCAAGAGTATGTTACGCCATTGCAAAAAGGTTCTGTTATTGCCTTTCCATCAATGTTAGAACATTGTGTAACCCCTGTTATGTCTGGTGTAAGGTATAGCGCAACTATGTGGATTAATGGACCTAAGTTTAGATAATGTTTGGAATAACATCATTTGCCCAAGCTCCTTATTCAACTTTAGGGTCAACCGCTTACGCATTTGATATTAGTGAAAACGTAAACTTAGCAGATTCAAGCGCCCAGCTATCTGCATTTTTACAAAGTCAAACCGAAAACATAGTTATAGCAGATGTAATTAATGATGCAGGTCTGGTTTATTTTGGTAGCGTTACAGAAACTTTAGCGTTTGACGATTCAAGCACTCAGCTTTCAACATTCTTGCAGTCTATTACGGAAGACCTTACACCAGCTAACGACCAATTAATATCTGCGCAATTTAACCCTAGCATTACAGAAAACACCACAATAGCGGATTCTCAAGAAACTTTTTCCGCTTTCTTGCAGTCAATTACTGAGCCAATTACTATGGCTGAGGTAGATTTAATACAAGCTAGTTTTGCACAAGACCGTGCAGAAAATTTTACATTAGACAACACCCAAACAATAACGGCTCAATTTATTTCAAGTATTGCCGAAAACTTTACACTAGATTCCTTACAGGCTCTAACAGCGCAGTTTCAATCTAGTATTACCGAACCTATAACCGTTGATAACCCACAGACTATATCTTCAGGGTTTTACCTAACTGATACTGAAAATATTAACATGGCGGATTCAAATACACAACAATCTGCATTTTTACAATCCATAAGTGAAAACTCAGATTTGTCCAACACCCAAACAATAACAGCGCAATTCCTTTTCAGTATTGTTGAAAACTTTACGCCAGAGGCTTTACAAACCATAACAGCTACGTTCCTAACTAACATTACTGAGGCTACAACTATTGCTAGTGCGCAAACAGCTATTCTTGAGCTTTATTTATCTATTACTGAAAACTTTGGAGCTGCTAATACTCAAACTATAACGGCCCAATTCGCACAAGCTATATCCGAAGCTGTTACGATGGCGGATTTAAGCACGCAACAATCTACATTTTTGCAGTCAATAGTTGAGGCTTTTACTATCTTAGACAACACTTTTGTTAGTGGATGGATTAAAATAGATGATAGCCAAGCAACAATTTGGGTGCAAACTATTAACACACAGTCTAGCACTTGGACTGAAATAAATAACAGCCAATAGGGGTAAAAAATGTCATCCACATATTCAGCATTAAAAATTGAGTTAATAGGCACAGGTGAACAATCTGGCACTTGGGGTGCAACTACTAACGTAAACCTTGGCGATGCTGCTTTAGGTGAGGCAATAACAGGCTCAGCAACTGTAGATTTTTCTACTGCCGCAGACGTTACTATTAGTTTAATAGATACAAATACAAGCCAAACAGCCCGTAATTTAAGGTTAAACTTAACCGAATCCGGTGCTGGTGTAGGGTATACAGGCAACTTAATTCTAGGCTCTAACTGCCAAATAGAAAAATTATATTTAGTTAATAACGGAACTACAGCAACTAAGACTATTAAAAATACCACAGGTACAGGTATTGCAATACCAGCTGGTAAGTCAATGTTTGTATTTAACAATGCGGTAAACGTAGTTGAGGCAGTCAATTCTGCGGTTTCAATGGCTGTTACAGGCGCTATTACTGGCGCTTCTCTTGCAAGTTCAGGAGCTATATCTGGCACAACTATAGGCGGCACAACAATAACCGCATCTACTCAGTTTTCCGGTCCGGGCACAGGCCTTACTGGAAGTGCTACAAGTTTAAATATTGGTGGAACCGCGTCAAACGTTACTGGCGTAGTTGCTGTTGTTAACGGAGGTTCTGGTGTTACTACTTCTACTGGTACTGGAAATAACGTACTTAGTACCTCACCAACTTTAGTTACCCCCCTTCTTGGAACACCTACATCTGGAAATTTGGCTAATTGTACTGGCTATCCAGCAGGATCAATATCAGGCACAGTTAATTTAGCTACTCAAGTTACAGGTACTTTAGCTGTTCTTAATGGAGGTACGGGCGTAACTACATCTACAGGTTCTGGAAATGTTGTATTAAGTTCTTCTCCTACTCTAGTTACTCCTATTCTTGGAACACCCCAATCTGGTAGTTTAGTTAGTTGTACGGGTTTACCCTTAACTACAGGAGTATCAGGAACTTTGCCTGTGACAAATGGCGGTACAGGGGTTACTACATCTACAGGTACAGGTTCAGTTGTATTAAGTAATTCACCTACTTTAGTATCCCCAGCGCTTGGAACTCCTAGTTCTTTAGTAGGAACAAATATTACTGGAACAGCTTCAGGTCTTTCTATTGGCGGTAATGCCGCTACTGCAACAAGTGCTACATCCGCAACAAGCGCTGCAACAGTTACAACTACAGTAGCAGGCAGTGCAATAGGTACAACTCAAGCTCCGGGAACAAATAACACAACTATAGCCACTACGGCTTTTGTAACAGCAGCGGTAACAGCATCTGGCGGTGGAACAATGTCTACCCAAAACGCTAATGCTGTAGCAATTACAGGTGGCACAATAAATGGCGTTACAGGTACAAACTCTGGTATGACTGTAGGCACAGCTACTAACGCCACAAATGCAACAAACGCTACAAATGCAACAAACGCCACAACAGCTACAAATTTATCAGGTGGAACAGTAAGTGCAACTACTATAGGCGGTACAACAATAACTGCCTCTACCCAATTCTCAGGCCCCGGTACAGGACTTACTGGAACAGCATCTAGTTTAAATATTGGTGGTAACGCCGCAACCGCTACAACTGCAACGACTGCTGGAACAGTTTCAACAACTGTGGCAAGTGGGGCAACTGGAACAACACAAGCTTTTGGCACAAATAATACTCAAATAGCAACTACAGCTTTTGTCCAAGCAGCTTTGTCAGTTTTATATCCTGTTGGCTCTATTTACTCGTCCACATCAAGTACAAACCCTGCTACGTTATTTGGTTTTGGAACATGGGGTGCATACGCTGCTGGTCAAGTAATGATTGGTAATGGCGGTGGGTTTAGTGCTGGAACTACAGGCGGTTCTGCTGATGCTGTCGTAGTAAGCCACTCTCACTCTATTTCTGACCCCGGTCATAACCACTTAATAGAATCATCAAACGACGGAATTATTGGTGGGACAAATAACTTAGGTCCGGGTTCAGGAACTAATTTTTTAACAACAAGCGCAACAAATGGAGTAACAACGGGCATTACAGTTAGTTCAGCAGGGGTATCAGGGACAAATGCAAACTTACAACCGTATATCGTAGTTTATATGTGGAACAGGACTGCCTAAGTGGATTTACTAGACACCATATCTAAGATGTCTAGCCTGTTAATAGCGTTTGTTACGCTGGTTATTGTATTGGCTAAGATGCACAACCAGATTGCCGTCTTAGAGGAAAAGGTAAAAGCTTTATTTGACTTGGTAAATAAGAAATGAATATACAAGACATTTTAAAAGCAGTATTGCCGATTGTAGTAGCGTGTTTAGCGTGGCTACTTGGTCAGGTATCAGACTTTTCTACACGGCTAACTAAGATTGAAGGGCAGATGCCAGCGTTAATCACTAAAGAAAATGTGCCAACTGACTCACCTCTTTCAGCCGAAAAGCGTCATGCAATGAAAGAAGAAATTTACAGAGATATACATCAACTGCAAGTCAAAGTACAGTTGCTAGAGGAACGTGAAAAGGGGAAAACTAATGTTCGGAATTGATGAGGTTGTTAAAATTGGTTTAAATATTATTGATAAAGTAATTCCTGACCCAAACCAAAAAGCAGCGGCGCAACTAGCCTTAGAACAACTTGCTCAACAAGGGGAGTTGGCTAAATTACAAGCAGACATGAACGAGCAACAAGAATTGACTAAGCGGGTTCAAGCCGACATGATGTCAGACTCTTGGCTATCTAAGAACATTCGCCCAATGACGCTAGTATTTATCTTGGTAACTTACACTACTTTTGGTATGATGTCCGCATGGGATGTTGAAGTGAACAACAACTATGTTGAGTTGCTTGGGCAGTGGGGTATGCTCATTATGTCCTTTTACTTTGGCGGCAGAACCCTTGAGAAAATCATGGATATGAAGGGTAAAAAATGAATTTAACGGAGCACTTTACACTTGAAGAACTTACGCATACAGACCATCGTACATTGGATAATAGCCCTAATGATAGTGAGACTGCGAACCTCCAACGTCTTGCAGAGTTTCTTGAACAAGTTAAAACACTACTGGGAAACAAGCCCATTATGGTTAATAGTGCTTTCCGCTCTAAATTGGTTAATGATGCTGTTGGTAGCAAAGATACTAGTCAGCATAGGGTTGGTTGCGCTGCCGACATAAGGGTTCCGGGTATGATTCCGGATGAAGTTGTTAAAGCTGTAATTGCTTCTGACTTAGGCTATGACCAGATTATTCGTGAGTTTGACCGATGGACTCACATTAGTATCCCTAATTCTATTCATAACCCACCCCGTAAACAAGCGTTGATTATTGACAAACAAGGAACACGGTTGTATGGCACTGCAAAAGCTACAGTTTAAACCCGGAGTTAATCGGGATCAAACCAACTATACCAACGAAGGTGGGTGGTATGAGTGTGACAAAATTCGCTTTCGTTCTGGGCAACCACAAAAAATAGGTGGATGGTTAAAGGCTACGGCGCAAGTGTTAATAGGAACATGTAGACAATTATTTACATGGATAACGTCAGTTGGCGATAACTACATGGCAGTAGGGACTAATAAAAAGTTATATATTGACGCTGGTGCTAACTTATACGACATTACGCCTTTGCAGCATACATCTACTACTTTAGGTGCGGCAGCTGGGCCATTTACCGCAGTTACAGGTTCAGCAACAGTTACAGTATCTTATTCTACAGACCCAACTTTTTTACCAATTGCGGGTAATTATGTTACTTTTTCTGGCGCATCAGGACTTGGCGCGAATATAACCGCAGATATACTTAACGCCTATTACGGGTATGAAATAAAAACAGTTAATGCTGGTGCACAAACATACACTATTACAGTAACTGTTGTTGCTGGGGCTGGCAATACTAATAAAGGCGGAGCCACTGTAACCGCTTATTATGATATTAACTCTGGCCCATTAGTAACTGTTACGGGTTATGGTTGGGGCGCAAGCGTATGGGGGCGTAGTACATGGGGCTCTGGATCTATTACACCTATAACCGTATACCAACAAGATTGGTTTTTTGACAATTTTGACAATGACTTAGTGGCTAATATACGGAATGGGACTCCATATTATTGGGCAAATGATGGCACATTTACTACTAGAGCAATTCCTTTAGCTTCTGTAGCTGGTGCATCTGGTGTTCCAACAAAAGTTGGGCAACTACTTGTATCTCAAGGGGATAAACATTTATTGGCCTTTGGCGCTACAGCATTTGGAAGCACAACATTTGATCCTTTATTGATACGCTGGTCTAACCAAGATGAACCCACAAATTTTACTCCCGAAGTAACAAATTCAGCTGGGTTTATTAGGGTGTCAAGGGGTGATAGCATTGTTAGAGCTATCCCTACACGCCAAGAGATATTGGTATACACAAACGCAACACTTAATTCATTACAATTCTTAGGTACTACAGACGTATTTGGTATCCAAGAGCTATCAGACAATATTTCAATAGCTGGCCCAAGGGCTGTAATAACAGTTAGTAATAACGCATACTGGATGGGTACCGATAAATTTTATTTCTACTCAGGGCGTGTAGACACTTTACCTTGCACTTTACGTAATCACGTATTTGAAAACTTAAACTATAACCAATTAGAACAAGTAGTTTCTGGGACTAATGAACAATGGAATGAAGTTTGGTGGCAGTATCCGACAGCAAATAGTCTTATTAATGATGCCTATGTAATATACAACCATTTTGACAAAATTTGGTATTACGGAACACTTAACCGCACGGCATGGAACGATAGTCCATTACGCCAGTATCCGCAATCTGTAGGTGGAGCAGATGGGGCACAGTACATATACAACCAAGAAATTGGTGTAGACAATGATGTATTGCCCATGGAATCCTATATTACATCCTCAGACTTTGACATTGTAGATGGCGATCAGTTTTTGTTAATTAAAAGAATTATTCCCGATGTATCTTTTACTGGCTCAAATACAGTAGTTAATCCTAACCCAACTATTGTAATGACTATGAAGCCTAGAAATTTTCCGGGCGCAGACTACTCAACGTCACCAGCTAGGAATGTTATAGAAACCACCGTAAATACCTACACCAACCAGATATTCTTACGGGCTAGAGCTAGACAAATGGGATTTAAAATATCATCCGCTGACATAGGTGTACAGTGGCAGTTAGGTAGCCCTCGTTTAGATGGTAAGCAAGACGGTAAACGATAATGGCAAATTATAAAGTTCGTTCCCCTGCGCTACCAATTCAGCCGAATGAATATAATCGTAGCCAAATGGATCAGTTCCAAAACGCTTTACGGTTGTATTTTAACCGTTTAGACCAATACAATATTCAATCAGCTACTCAACAAAATTCACAAAATGTTCTTATGTGGCTAGGAAATAACTAATGGCTTTTTACGATATAACTCCAGTACAACTAGCCCAAGCAGCTATTGGGACCGCTTACTCTGTAATTTATACAGTACCAACAAATACCCGCACTTTTGTTAAAGATATTATGGTAGCAAACACCACTAATGCTGCTGTTGATATTTACATACATTTAGTTCCAGCCTCATCCGGTGTAGGAACAGGAACAATAGCTGGCACGTTAATGACAATAACTGCTATGGCTTCTGGTAGGTTTGAAATTAATCAAATTATTAGTGGTTCTGGTGTAACAACTGCGGCAATATCAGACCCACAAACAGGTGCTGGTGGGGTAGGCACATATCAAGTTAGTGTATCCCAAACTGTTGCAACTCCCGTAACTATTACAGGAACAGGCGCTGTAGATACAACTAACGCTATTTACTACAAATATTCTTTAGCCTCATACACTAGTTTACATTGGACTGGATCACAGATTATGAGTGATTCTGGAACTATTCAAGTTAAAGCTTCAGCTACTGGATGCACTATTAGTATTAGTGGCGGAGAAGCAGTATAACATGATAAACTTACTAAAAAGTGACCGGACATGAAACCTACAGAAATTATTAATGCTAATTTTCAAAAAGATGGAAGAGATCCAAGTAGTGCTATACGGGCTATAGGTGCTGCCGTTAAAGCTAAAAGAGCATTGATATTGCAGGAAAATAATACGATTCTTGTTATAATGTCTATAGGAAACAAAGAGTCAGAAGTGCATTTATTTACAGTAGATAGCCCTATTAAAGTTGGAAGAGCGTTAGTAAAGTTTCTTGAAAAGTTAAATAAGTCAGATATTAACACGCTTTATATAACAGATATTCCAGAACAAACATTAAACATGCTTAAAACTATAGGCATGGTAATAGAGCCGAGCGACAAGCCTAATTATAAATGGATGTCAAAGGTATAAAGGATAGATCATGGGAAAAGCTTGGGACGCAGTATCGGACTTTGTATCTCCAGTAACGGACGTATTTAATGACGTTGTTGTTCAACCAATATCGGATGTATTTGCTGGCGCAGATGATCTTGTTTTTCAACCTGTTACAGCGCCTATAAGTCAAGCTACTTCAGCGTTAGATGACGCTATTATCCAGCCAATAACCGAACCTATAAGTGATATAGGTGTTGCAATTGATGACTCGGTTAATGAGGTAATTCCCGGTGGGTGGGGTACTTTAGCTCAAATAGCAGCAGCTATTGCAACATCAGGGTCTAGTTTAGCTGTTCAAGCTGGAGCGGCAGCTGCTACAGGGGCAGGTGCTGAATATGCAAAAAACAAAGATATTAAAAGTGCTTTACAAAAAGGTGCTATATCGGGCGCAACAAGGTATGGTCTAGGAACATTGGGTGAAATGATGAGCGCACCTTCTACAGTTCCAGATGGACTTGATCCTGATATAGGTATGCCCGGAGAAATTTCTGGACCACCAAATCTTGATCCATATCCAACTGTACAAGCTTCATATCCAGATGCTCCGCCTCCAATAAGTGGTGAAATACAAATGACGGATACCGGAGAATTTGTAAATAAAAACCCAAATTTACAAAATGTATCTGATCTTACAGCTAAAAGAATAACTTTAGGAGAAAACGGGCTACCGTTAAATGGGGATCCTAAAATTTATTTAAATTCACCCGGAAATGGTGGATTTTTAGCTAATGATTTACCAAATGATGAGCTAGGTAAATTAATTCAACAACAACAATTAAACCAATCAATGAATTCTTTTAACGAAATTCCTGATATTAATGGAGTTCCACAAAGAGAATTTTCGCAAGTAGCTGACAAAGCCGGTTGGGAACCTAAAGATTATGCAGCTCCATACAGTATGGAAAAAGCTTCGCAAATACCGGGTGCAGCATATGATCTTGCTAAAGAATATGTATCTTCATTAACATTGCCACAATTAGCTTTAGGTGCTGCTGGGTTATATGGCATTTCTAATTTAACTGGTAATAAAAATGAAAAACAAACTCAAACCCAAGCAGAAGCAGATGCCGCTAAAAAAACATATTCTTATGGTTCGGCAGATTCTTTAAACCCTAATTATTTATTAAAAAACCGCATCAATGCAAGTAATGTTTACAGTGATGCAACAGGATATCGTCCTTTAACACGTTATGCGGAAGGTGGAGAAGTGCAACATTATGGTATAGGTGGAAAAATATCAGATGCGTTTACTCGTGTAGCGCAACCATTTGAAAAAGCAATAATACGTCCAATAGGTGAATCAGTTCCATTTGTAAAAGATTTAGCGCCATATGCTGGTATGGCAGCAGGAGCAATGATGGGTAATCCAGCCGTGGGAGCAGGCGTTGGTGGGATTGTTTCTGGATTTGGAAAACCGGGCGGTTTTGATTTTAAACGTGCATTTATGGGAGGCGTTGCTTCTTATGGCATGTCTAATCTTATGGGTGGATTAGAAGCAGCCGGAACACCTGAGTTAGCTCCAACTATAGTAGATCAACCTTTGCCAATTGCTCCAGATGCAATGGGTTATAGTCCAGATCAAATTCCTTTTTCTAATGAAACTGGTATGCAAAATTTAATTAAATCGCAAACGGAAAAATATGCAAATGCAACACCGCCTAGCAATTTTAGAAATTTTGATGCAGTGCAAAAAGGCATAGGAAATTTATTACAAAATAGTAACACCCCTGCATACAAAGATGCAATGGCTGCGCTAACAAACAAAGTTGGCATATACAATACTGGAGTCCCACTTATTATGGGAACAACAGGCATGATGGGTGTAGATGAGTCTAATGCACTTAAAAAAGAATATGACGCAGCTACAGCTAAAAACCAAGAAGATACAGATAAATTTACTGCTAGAACTGCAGCTGGAAAAAAACGTGCACAACAGGCGGTTAATGAAAATCCTTATAGGTTTGCTGATGGTGGAGTAATAAACCCACCTGATGATCAAACAAAAATGATGAGTGCCTCACCAATGCAAGCACAAGCTATGGCTCAACAACAAGCTGCGCCACTTCAAGGATTAGCTCAAAATAACATGATGCAATCTGCTGGATTAGGTGGTGCATCGTTAAATAATGCAGTAACAAGTAATGGGATTAATGGACTGTTTAGTCAATTAACTTCAAATCAATCTAACAATTCTATGCCTTATGAAACACAAACAGGAACACCTCAGTCTGTTGTTTTACCTTCTTACGGTGGTAGTGGCGGCACAAATATGGCTGGAAGTGGTGGATCTTCTGGTGGTGGAACTCCAGCTGCAGGATCTGGTGGAGCATTTCCATTACAAGGACAATATGGAATTGTAAAAATGGCTGCTGGCGGTATGCCTCCTAGATTTTTATCAGGTGGCGGTGATGGCATGTCAGATTCAATTCGTGCCAATATAGAAGGAACGCAAGAGGCAAGGTTAGCTGACGGAGAATTTGTAATCCCAGCAGACGTTGTTTCTCATTTAGGTAATGGTTCATCAAAAGCAGGAGCAAAACAGTTGTATTCTATGATGGACCGAGTTCGTAAAGCAAGAACTGGAAACCCCAAACAAGGGCGTGAAATTACACCAACCAAATTCATGCCCGTATAAAGGATAAATCATGGCAACAACTACCGTAACATCCGGACAACAAACGATACCAGACGTATTAGAACCGTACTTTACAGGTACGGGAACAACTGGAACAGGGTTACTACCACAAGCGCAAGCAACTTTTGGAAGAGATTATGCAACGGCATATGGCAATGCATTATCGCAAACTGGTTTAGAAGGTGCTGGTAGAGTTTCTAAACTTTCAGAAAATGAAGTTGCAGCTGGTCAACAACTAGCAAATCTTGGGCAACCTAGCCAATTTGGTCAAGGACAAACAGCATACGGTCAGGGTTTGGGTTCACTTGGGCAAGCTCAAGGAATGTATCAAAACGGTCCAAATGTAAGCGCACCTAATTTAAATCAGTATCAAATGGCTGGCCCACAAAATGTTTCTGCGCAAGGTTTACAGACATATCAAATGGCTGGACCTCAAGATTATACTGGGCAAAATGTAACTCAGTATATGTCTCCGTACCAGCAAAACGTTGTTGATGTACAAAAAGCTGAAGCTATGCGAGATGCTCAAAAGCAATTGATGGGAGCTAATTTAGGATCTGCTCGTCAAGGCACTTATGGTGGAGCAAGAAATGCTTTAATGCAATCCGAAAGAGATCGCAATTTACAAACGCAGATGGGAAACATACAAGCTACAGGCTCACAAAATGCGTTTCAAAATGCACAACAACAGTTTAATGCACAAAATCAAA